CCCGTTTGTCGGCTCCGCAGACCTGCAACAGCGGCAGCGTACACCGCTTGCCGTCGTACACCTCGAAGTTCCGGAAGTAGGCCGTGCCCTCATTGTAGCCGTCGTAGTTGATGCGGACGGTTCCTTTGTCGCTACGCTCGGCGATGTTTTTCAGTTGGTTGCCCGTCAGGTAAAGCGATCCGGCACGCACCGTGTCGCTGCGCAGGTCGGACAAGGTGCAGAGCCGCTCCGTGAAAGTGGCGGCGACAACGCCCTTGCTTTCGATGATGATGCGACCTTTAAGCAGGTCGAATACGACAGCGGCGGTGGGAGTCGCATTCGTGCCGGCTTCGAGGCGGGCGACGGAGGCTTCGGAAAAGTAACCCCGCAGAATCTTTTTGCTGCCTGTCGGGGAGACCAGCAGCGAATGTTTGCTCTCGATGCCTTTCTCGACGGTCAGGGTGCCGGTCAGCAGGAGGTCTTTGCGGACGGTCTGCCTGGCAAAAGGACTGTCGGTCATCAGGGCGTAGCGGCCAAAGAATTTATCCGCCAGCCGGGGTGCATAGTCGGCCGTCACCTCGATGTACTGGGGCAAGGCTCCCGTAACGGAATCGACGGTATCGGGCACGGAACGGCCGCCCGAAGCCAGGTAGCAGGCACGGCCGCGTTTGTTGACTTCGTTGGCATAGGTGACCGACTCGTTGCTGTTTTTCTCGTAGATGTAGTACGGATACGAAGCGTCGGCACACCCCTCGAAACGGCGGATTTTATCGCCCAACCAGACGTATCCGGGGGTAATGACGGCACCTTGGCACTGGCAGCCGGAGACGATGAAGTTGGAACAGCCGTCTAATAGGCTGCCGACGGCCAACACCATGTCCTGTAAGTTGATGATATCGTCGGCGTAGGTATAACGGCCGCCGGGTTCCGCGATGAATTCTTTCATGATTTCGTTTTATTGGGTTTGAGCTCTTCGCCGTCTATTTTGATCAGATAGGTCTTGCCTGCCGTGCGGTAGGTGTTCACCGCATAGGAAAGCATGTAAACAAACTCCTGCGTGGGGATGGTGATGGACGGCACGCACACCATGAAGCTGACTTTCGCAATGGCTTTCTCTTCGATGAACAGATGGAACGGCCGGGGATTTTCATCGTCGCTATCCGTCGTGACCTGCTCACCCTCGTACCACACCGTAAACGGCCGGCCGACCGTCGCACCCTCGTGGTAGAGGTCCACGCCGAGCGGTGTGCTGTCGGTGATGTAAATGGCGTCAGAGGCGTCGCGGAAGTAGCGGCGGAACCGGTAGTTCAGCCACCACTCGAACCACATCACCTGCGAGGTCATGTGCGCCTCGATCTGCCGCTCCCGTGCCCATGCGCAAAAACGGTCATTCAGGCTTTGCAGCGGCCACACGAGGCTCTGCAACAGCAGGATGTAACGCCGTCCCGACAGATAATGCGGGGTCAGGCAGTTGATGAGCCTGTCGGTTGGCAATCGGTATCTGTTATTGTCCATCGACGCTGAGTTTTAGGGCTTGTCGGAAATTGGGTATCTGCTCTTCGTCGCCCTTCCCGGAGGACTGGCGCAGGTATCCCGAGGCGGTATGCCGCATCCGGACGATTCGTTCCATCGGCATTAAAATACCTTCGCTGTTGTGGCAGGCTAAAAAGACACCCTGCCGGGGCGTGGCCTCTTCGTCGATCCACACGTCGGTCACATGCTCGGCCGAGCGGATGGCTTCCATGACCTTGGAGACATAGACGATGGCATTGAACTCGATGTTCATCATGTACTCCTTCAGCTTCTCTTCGATGTTGTCGAACACCTCCGCCTCGGAGATGGCACCGTCCCAGAAGACGGAGAGCCGGGGTACCAGTAGGTCGCCAGGCAGGGAGGTAACCTCGACGCGGGTGCCGGCGAACTTGATTTTGGCGAGATAGGCGCGAATCTGCACCAGTTCCTCCTCATCTACGGCGGACAGGTTGCCCTTGTCCCCTGTGGCGACTTTCAAGACCAGTTTGCTGTCGAGGTTCACGTCGTCGCTGCTTTCGTCATACGACACTTGCGTGATGATACGCTTGCTTTCGTCCACGGAGGCGTACCCGAAAGCCAGACCGTCTTCGCGGACGGTCAGTTCGTCGCCTTTCTGGTACTGGAGCAAGGCACGGGCGTAGTAGTCCGGAGTACCGTTGATACGTCGGTTGATGGTTTCGGAGATGTCGTAGGCGAAGACATCGAGCAGGGTCTCGAAGCTGTGGATGACGGCAGCGACCGTCCATGTGATACCGTTCAGGATGGAGAGCTTCGAGTCGCTGGAAAACTCGTTCAGCTCCATGCGCTTGTTGCGTTCCCGGACGGCTTCATCGTATATTTCTTTCAGGGTTCGGCTCATGGGTTCAAGGTTGATTGGGGATGTAACGATAGCATTTTTCAGGGGTACGGATGACCCAGGCGCCGCCTTCGTTCCAGCTCTCCTCGTGGGTGAGCAACCAAACGGCTTCCAGACCGGTGGCGGGGACACATGCACCGACCGCATCCCGCACGGGTTCCGCGTATGTGCCGGAGGGAACGACAGGCAGTGTGAGGTCGCAGCTGCGGCGGCCGTAATGATGGGTGACCAACCGGATCAGGTATTCATCGACGGCAGCACGGCTTATGTCGGCATCCGTCAGATCGAGTGTCATCAACTGCCGGCACTCCGCCAACGGTAGCAATGTTCCGCAGCTTAGGCGGATGAGGTCCATCCGGAAGACACCGTCTAACAGAGGTACGAAGTCCAACGGGTATGAACCGCCGCAAAGCGAGAACCGTTCGCAGCGAAGCGGCTCGGACAGACGGATGCGACGGGCACTACACGCGCTCAAATCGAGGCTCTGAAAGGTGAAGTCCCCGTAAAGGCGTACCTGCCGGGGTGTGACGACCGTGTTGTCGAAACGGTGCTCGATAAGCCGCACGGAGGAACTCAACACTACGGGTTCCAACGCGGAGTTGTCGCCCCAGTCGATTTCGGCGGTACCGCTGCCGGAAAGGGAGAAAGCCGTAGCGATTTGTGCGGCTTCCAGCGTGAACCACAGACGGCGGTTGCCAGACGGATACTTGGGATAAACGTTACGTTCTCCGCCGGCCGGTACGATTTGTTCCCGACGGTATCGGGCGACCACATCCGCGTTGATGACGAAATCGTCCGTGTAAAAGAGCTCGTCCCCGCTGTGGAGCGTATCGGCCAGAGAGAGTGCGGGATTGCAGATCAGCAGGTCCACGATGCCCTCGATGGAACCGGTCAGGTGCAGGGCTACATCATACAGGTTCTGACCTTCGGTGACGGTATATTTACCCATTCTGTTCCTCCTTTTCTTCGGTTTCTAATAAGAGTTCTCCGGTAACGGAATCCATGTAGGCGTTGATGATAACCATGTTGTCGCCCTTGAACTCGGCTTGCAGTCTGGCAGCGAGGTTGTTGTTCTCGAAGTTGCCGTGCAGGAAGTCGATCAGCCCGACTCCGGTGGTGGGATACTGGTACAGGTTTCCCGGAAAGGCTTTCAGCAGGAACACCTCGTTCTGGTATTTGGCGGTACCGATTTCCAGATCGGTGTCGTCACCGGAATAGAGAAGCAGGCAGCCGTCCCGAAGGACAAGGTGGTAACGGCCCTCTTCATTGATGGTCTCGTATTCGGAGAGCCGTATGACCTGCGTCGCACCCTCGCTGTCCTGCAAATACACGGGAAACCAGGTGGTGTTGTTCGTGGAGTTGACGACATATTCGGGATGTCCCGTCCCGGTGTCCAAACGCAGGCGCACGAGCAGCTCCTTGTAGAGTGGCGTGTAAGGGATTTGGACGTAGAAACCCTGTTCGCCACGGCGACGCACGGTGAAGTCCGCCGGGACGGTAATCTCCCCGCGAACCCGTTTTTCGTCCTGCTCTCCCGACAGACGAAACGGGTAGAACACCTTGCCGGCCAGACCGGTCGAGGTGTTTACCTCACCCAAAGAGGGATTCATCGTGATGTCCATGCGTGCCATAAACAAGTATTGAAAAGCCCCGGACACAGGTGCGCCGGTACTGCGTGTTACTGATAAAGATTAGCGACAAAAAAATAGAATGGTTTATAGATTTGCTGTGAAGTGGATTTATTATCAATTATAAGCTGAATAGTTGATTATTCTATTTCCGTTAATTATTAAGCCTTTATATTTGTTCGCATTAAGTCAAATTGTTAAATTTGCAACAGCATTTATGTTTTTATAGAAAGGATGCTGTAAGTTGAGATAAAGATTCAGTAAAATATGGACCAGCACAATTTATATTTGGATTTTGATGCTTTTATTCGTTCGTTTGTCCAGAACCGAGATACATCTTTTGCATTTCTATTAGGTGCTGGTGCATCTATTACTTCAGGAATGCCTTCTGCTAACGATTGTATATGGGATTGGAAGAAACTTATTTATTGTTCTTCCCAGTCTTCAACTCCTTCATTTATCGATCCTAAATCAGATACATGTAAAAACATCATTCAGAAATGGCTTGATAATCAAGGTAAATATCCACCTGTTGGGGATGCTCATGAATATTCCTTTTATGCGGAAAAAGCATTGCCCATTGAGGGGGATAGAGTAAAATATTTTGAGCATTTAGCTCAAGGAAAGCAACCCTATATTGGGTATAAACTTTTATGTCTTCTGAACAAATACGGCATTGTCAAATCTGTATGGTCAACTAATTTCGATGGCTTGGTTGAACGTGCGGCTCAACAAGCCAACATAACGCCTATCTGTATAAACCTGGATTGTACTGATCGAATATATCGGACTGAAAGTAACAATGAATTACTATATATAGCTTTACATGGGGACTATAAATACACATCGTTAAAAAATACTTCCAAAGAGTTGGATAATCAACACCCGACTTTTGTGGCAGCATTGAAACGATATTTTAGCGATAAGAATCTCATAGTAATCGGTTATAGCGGTCGTGATAAATCGCTAATGTCGGCATTAACGGAAGCATTTTCAGAAAGAGGTTCTGGACGCATATATTGGTGTGGTTATGGTTCTGATATACCACCAGAAGTGGAAACCCTATTAAAAGCTGCAAAAAATGCAAAGCGGGAAGCGTTTTATATTGATACTGACGGTTTTGATAAAACGATGCTTTCGCTGGTTATGAATAGTTTCCATTCAGACGTAGAAAAACAAAAAGAAATTATGTCTATATTGGAGAGCGTCCCTGAAGACGACAATACATCTCCATTTTCTATTCATATCACGAAGACGGACAAATACTTGGAAAGTAATTTGTATCCCATAATCTTTCCTAAGGAACTATTTCAATTTGAGATTGAATATAAAGAAGATGAAAGACCTTGGGCTCTTTTAAGGGAGCTAACTAAAGACCAAAGTATTATAGCTGTTCCATACAAGCAAAAGGTATATGCTTTATCTACCGGTTCTGCCATTAACAATGTATTCGGATCCCGACTCAAAAGTGATATTGAACGGATTCCTGTTTCAATAGACGATATAGAGCAAAAAAGCAGTTATAGGGAACTGTTTTTAAGAGCAATACTACAAAGTATATCGACAATTCGGGGTCTCAACGTTGATGTTAGGCATAATACACTTTGGCGACCTGATATTTTCAGGAACGATAATGGCATATTGATTCATGAAGCAATAGAATGCTCACTTATTTTTGTGCCACAACAAAAATACGCCCTGCTTTCCTTGCGACCAACAATATATATAGAAAACCCACGCACGGTTTCAAAAGAGAAAAAGCAGGAGTATGCACGGATATATCTGGATAAAATGTGGAACCAGGCATATAGCAATAAACTTATCCAATGGGAGAATATTGTATTTGGCAATGCACGCCTTATTTTTGAGTTCCCTCAAAATTCTGGCAGTGGATTTAAATTCCAAATAAGCAACAATAGCGGATTTTCCGAAATACAATATCAGGACAACAACGAACGAGGATATTTTTCAAGATCGTATGATAATAGAAGAACGATTTACCGGGGACTTCAACTCAAAGAACCTGAATTAGAATTCGTAAATACATTTGCAGACAGACCTTTTTTAGATTCAAATCCTATGAGAGGATTATCTAATCATAAGCCTTATGATTCTTGGCAAAAAGATGTTTTGCCTCAAAATGTAAGACTGGGTGTGATCTGCCCTCATGCTCACACGGATAGATTCAACTCTTTTTTACAACGCTTAAACACAACCGTACAGGCAAACGATAATTCGGATTACATTCAGCCATATACAGGATTTCACAGTATATATAAAACATTACTGGAGATTCCTGACCGCAATACAGATAAGTGGATAAAAACAGAAGATACGCCGAGAGATACGATAAGCCTTGCACAATCAATATGTCACCAAGCCGGTAGTTTAGCAGATAAATATCCGGGAATTGTGGTTGTAATTTACATACCTACATCTTGGAGTATTCACAAACAATTCAAGCATAACAGCGAATCGTTTGATTTACACAATTATATAAAGGCTTATGCAGCTCAGCACAGTTTTACAACTCAAATTATAGAAGAAAAGACTCTGAGTGATCCAATGGTGTGCGAAATCTGTTGGTGGTTGTCGTTAGCTTTATTTGTTAAGGCAATGCGTATCCCTTGGGCATTAGCCAGTCTTGATTCAGATACGGCGTATGCAGGCATTGGTTATAGCGTCAAAACGAATAGTAAAGGAAAAGTGGACATCGTTTTGGGTTGTAGCCACATATACAACGCTAAAGGTCAAGGGTTAAGATACAAATTATCAAAAGTTGAGCAACCTCAATTTGATGGGAAAAAGAATCCTTACTTAACTTATGAGGAAGCATTCAAATTTGGAATTACCATACGAGAATTGTTCGTTAAATCTATGGATAAATTACCTCGCAGGGTTGTCATTCACAAACGAACACCATTTAGAAATGAAGAAATTGAAGGCATTACTCATGCGCTAAGTCAAGCGGGAATTAAAGACATCGACTTGATAACCATCAATTATGAATACAATGCTAAATTTATAGCACAAAGAGTTTATAACAACAATATTTCTGACGATTCATATCCGGTATCGCGTGGAACTTGCATAAAACTGTCATCAAGAAATGCTTTACTATGGACACATGGTGTTGTTCCATCAATTCGGGGTGGACGGCGCTACTATCCCGGTGGCAGGTGTATTCCAGCTCCTCTAAAAATAACTAAGTATTATGGTAAAGGAGATCTATCTACTATTGCTTCTGAAATTATTGGATTTACGAAGATGAACTGGAACTCATTCAATTTATATACGAAATTGCCAGCAACAATTGACACTTCTAATACATTGGCACAAGTAGGTAATTTACTGCATCAATATAATGGAGCAACATACGATTATCGATATTTTATTTAGTTCTATAAAACATTAGTCTGGCAATGCCAGACTAATGTTAATACGGAAATTTGTGCTGCAAATTCATACTATTTCCCGTCATAAATTTTCTCCACGACCATCCACATGTCGTCCGGCAGCTTCTCGTCCGAGATTTTCTCGCACGCCTGTTTCAGGTAGGCCAGTTCGTCGGCAGTGAAAGCGATGGACTGCGGCGTGTCTTTCTCGATGTCCCACTCGATGCGACCGTTCTCCTCATTCTCGTGCAGACCGACCGCTTTGCGCTCCTTGGCGGAGATTTCGATTTTGCGGAGAATCTCTTTCTTGGTGTTGAACTCCTTGAATGTGCCGTCTTTGGGCAGGATAACCGGAATGTAGAGCCGGTCCTTGATGTTTAATTCCATATTGCTGATAATTGGTTTTCGTGTTATTCGGTTGCTGTCTCGGCGGTAACGGCGGACTGGATCAGAGCCATAAAGTTCTCGAAGTCGGCCATCATGCCGGCAATGGACACTTCTTTGGGCAGAGAACAGAAGATTTGTCCGTTTTCGTAAGTAACGGTGCCGATAAAGACCGGAGGCGTGTCGCTGTCGGGGCGGCTTTCCGGGGTGTAAACAGTCGCCACCACCCGCTCCAATGCGTTGTCGGTGATGGTGAAGTCCAGATTGTAGAAGGCGCGGTCCGTGCGTTCCTGCGCCGTCTTTGTCGTCGTGATACGGATAATGTTCATATAGCAGGTTTTATGAAAGAATAGCATATTAAGGAACGGAACAGGTGACAATGCTCCAAAAAAGATCACAAATCCCAGTCCGCCGTACTGATTACCTGAAAATTGAACGAGCCGTCATTCCGGGAAGCATCGTCCTGCGTGTAGATGTCGAAATAGTAGGAATAGATCGCTTTTACTGTCGGGTAAATCGGGGTGTTTTCCGCCGTGGAATAGATTCCGGTAGCCATGACGAGGTAACGGCTCGACAATCCCCACGAAGAGGGAAGATAGACGCGGTACATGCCTTTTCCCAATCGGCTGACGGATACGGATTTTGAACCGTCGAAACAGAAATAGCGGATAGATGCGCTGGAAGTTGTTCCGGTAACAATGCCTGTAACAAGAATTTGCTGAAACTTTCCGTATCGGCTGGTTGTCATCAGGTCCCGGCGGTTGAGTATAATCCATCCGAAAAAGGTCTTGTCGTCCCCGTAACCGATCATCTCGATGACCTCTCGGGAAAATTTGAGCGTCGTTTTCGAGATGCCATCTTCGTAGAAATATTTCCCGCTCGGAGCCGTGATGCTCATCACTCCCGTGGAGACGGTCGAGCCCCATTTATAATTGACCAGACAAATCCGGCGGCCGGAGTTTTCCAGTGTCCATTGCAGGTTGATGTTTTCGTTCCAGCCTCCGGATTGCGTACACACCACGTTGTCGTAATGCACGGGGTCGGTCTGTACATCACTGGTCGTGCCGCCGCCTACGACAATCCAGATGGAAGGGTCGTTCTGGACGAAGGCACTGCGGATGGTCCCCTGTATGGTCACGTCCTTGAATTTACCTCCTTGGGCGATGATGTTGCCGGCGGCATCCCACTTGAATTTGCCGTTGGCCACCTGTCCCGAGCCATCCGTGTTGAAAAGGCTGCGTCCGGAGCCGAACGAGGCGGAACCGTCGTTGTTGAGTTTCCACCGCGTACCGTTGGTGATGGAGCCGTCGGCGCCCAACGAGACGTTGTTTTTCCAGATGCGGCTGTTGTCGAAAGCCCAGCCGGCAATGCGGTTATAAATCTCCTTGGCTCCCGATTTTGTGTAGTTGGCCGACAGACAGAAGTATTCCACGTTGTCCCAGGTCATCATCTGGATGCCGAGAAAGCCCGTCTTGACCGTACTGCCCGAAGCGGCGATCTGTCCGAAGACCACATGCCCGGCATTGCTGCTCTGACGCCATGTCATTACGATGCCCAAGGGTTTATAGGCACCGCTGTACCAATAGCCCGAGCCACTGGCCGCCGAGCGAATCTGAATCGGCATGGCACCGACAGCACCCACACTGCCGGCCGTGATGTTGTCCGCCCCGATGGTCCAGCCGCCAATCTTGCCCCGCACGAATGTACAGGTCAAACCGTTGATATAGTCCGTGTTGATGATATTGGCTTTGATGCTGGTCGCGTCGAGTTTGGAAGAGTTGATACTCCCCGCAGCAATACGGTCGGCACTGAGCGTCCCCGTCCGGATACTGCCTGCGTCGATGGCGATGGCATTGACCTGCGTCGCAGTCAGTGTACCGGTATAGATACCGTTGGCATCGATGGTTGTGGTGTACCGTTCCGATGAAGTGACATCGAACACGGTCGCGTATGCCACCTGCCATGTAACCGGTGCTTCGGCTGTAGCGGCCGCACCACCTGTCAGATAAAAAAAGTTGGTCGAGGAAAAGGATGCAGTGCCGCAGACTACTTTATAGATATACTCGCACCAGTCTCCCGTACCGGCTGTCGGAGTCAGCCATTTGCTGGAGCCGCCCGTACCGATGTTATTTGTCGCCCAGGCAATTTTTCGCCCGGCCGGAATTTTGGCTATGATACGGACAATGAATATCTTTTTATATCCGGTTTGGGTATAGAACGTGAAGCCTCCGAATCCGGGAGAGGCACTTCCGGTAGTTTTAATCTCCAATACATAACCGCTGTCATTGGGAGCCGATGCGCCGGTTCGGGTTATGGTCACCGTACCGTTACCTGCATTGTTATAGACATTGGCGCTATTATTGCCGTTACGGAAAGTCGGATCACGGTAGAGCATTTTACCGAATGCCATCGCCCGTGCCAGTTCTTTGGCAGCATCGGACTTGCTGGTGGCATCTGCTGCCGCTGCATTGACGGCTTCCGTTTTCTTGGTATCAGCATACGTTTTGGCGGACGCCAATGCCGAATTGGCCGCATTGGTCCAGTTCAGCGATACCGCCGCCGAAAAGGTTACCGCACCGGCTGCATTCCATGAGATATTCCCCGACGCGATGCTGCCGGAACCGTCGTTGTTGAGTTTCCACTTGCTGCCGTTCGTGATGGAGCCGTCCGCACCCAATGCGATGCTGTTTTTGTAGATACGGTTCGCATCGATGTTCCACCCGGCAATCTGGTTGGCCGAGCCGAAACGGGCAAGACAAGTGCCGGCGGCATCCGTGGCATAGAAACCGAAATCCGTATCGGAATTGTAGTAAAGCTGCACCCGCTTGCCGCTTGTCGCTCCAGAGCTTGCCCCGTACACGACCACCCGTTTGTTGCCGCTGTCCAACAGGATGTGGCTGTTGGATAACGTGGTTGCACCGATGGTCCAGCCGCCGATGGTGCCCCGAACGAAAGCACACGTCAGACCGTTGATGTAAGCCGCATTGATGATGTTCGACCGGATTTCCGCAGCATTCAGACGGGCGGTAGCGATGGTGCCTGCCGTAATCTGCGAGGCGTTGATGTTGATGGCGCTGACGGTGTTGGCGGATAGTTTCCCCGTGAATATGCCGTTTGCATCGATGTAGGTCAGCTTGTTCGACCAGCCTTCCGTATTGGCTTTCGAGGTGATAGCATCCGCCACGGCACGGGCATCTGTACCGGCTTTCTTGGCATCGGCAATGGAGGCGTTCAGCGTAGTGGTCAATGCAGAGATTTTACTGTCCGCATCTTTGCCTGCCTGCGTGATGGCTTCGTTTTTTTTCGTGTCGGCATAACTTTTGGCCGAATTCAAAGCCGCATCGGCCTTACTTTGGGCGGTAGCGGCAGCACTGTTAACGGCTTCGCTTTTTTTGGTATCGGCATAGCTTTTGGCACTACCCAATGCGGCGTCCGCTTTATTCTGGGCAGTAGCAGCAGCGGCGTTAAGCGTTTCAGTCTTGGCTTGCTGGATGGCATTGGTCCAGTTCAGGCTGACACCCGCACCGAACGTGATTTTGCCGGTTGCAGCATCATAGCGGACAAACTGGTCGCCATAACCGAGCTGGACGTTGCCGCCGTTATCCAAAAGAAAGGTTTTGTATCCGTTCTTGAACCCGCAGATCCCGTCGATGGTTTCGGTGGTAATACTGCCCGAAGCGGTTTTCGTACTGAGGGCAAAACGGCCGATGGCAGTACCCGTAATGGTTCCGTCTGTGTTCTTCACACCGGCAAAGAGTTTCGGCGTGATGACGGTATGGCTGTCGATGAGCGTTTTCCCCGTATTCCATTCTCGTACCCAGTCCAGCAGGTTGGCATCGGCACCTGCTGGACCCGGCGTACCGGCTTTCGCTTTCGACCAGACGAACGACAGGCGGTAAACCGTCCCCGCAATGGTAATGGGAATATCCAAAGAACCGTGGTCGGCAAGGATTGTTGTTCCGGAAGCAACCGTATAGGTTACGGTCTTCCGGCTGTTGTCCACTGTTATGGAGGAAAAACCCGTCGGCTTGATAATCGCTCCGATGGTAAAGTCCTTGTATTCCGAATCACCCAATACGACCTTGATGGTCGAGGTCAGGGTAACGGCAGAAAGTAGCTTCCCCGAATGGTCTGCGGGGAAGACATATTCCCCGAGCGATTGGCTGATTGTGTAGGAATCTTTCTGTATGTAAAGCGTGGTTTGCCCACGGGCGATAAGTTGTCGGCTGCTCATACGTTTTGTTTGTATAAGAATAGCCGTATGTGTGGGCAATGAGTTTATAGAAAAGAACGGCAAAAACAAAAGAAGCATGATCCTCTGACCATGCTTCTTTTTCGATGTTGTCGAACAGGCTTACTTCGAAGCCTCAATCGAAACCTTACGGAATTCTTTCAGTGCTTTCTCCAGTTCCAACGATGCTTTGCGGGCACGTGTACCGGCAGCTTTGTTGCCGGCTTCGATCTGAGCCTTGGCATCTTTCGAGAAGGACTCCATCAGTCCGTTGATTTTTTCTACAAGTTCTTTCATATCAATGTTTTTTATTTTCAAGGGAAAAGATAGAAATTTTTAGGGATTTCACATGTAACGCGGTTCCTATTTGAATACTTCGCAGTTGAATACCGCCTTGCGCCATACATCCTCTCCGGTAATCCGCAGCGTGCGTCCCCGATGTTCCTCCGCATTCCAAAGGGCATCGCTCTCGGCATCGTCGCTCATACGGCTCCAGAGAAACTGTTCATCGGGAATCCGGTCTGTAATCTCTGTTCCCGCTTTGTAAAGGCGGGCGCGGAGTGTCGTCTCGACCATGTGGTTGCGGAAAACGGTACCCGAATCGGACTCCACATGCAGAGAATAGCTGTCACTGCCGTCGTATTGTTTGGAGACGGTATGGGTGGCATGATACGACGCGCCGGAGGAGCGAACGACGAAGCGGAGTGTCAGCACGTTCCGACCTTCCCAGCCGGGAAAGTCCGGCGTGAGCGTGTAAACGGACGAGTTTCCTCCGGTGTCTTTCCACCCGCCGTCCGCAGCAAGGTATTCCCAACGGCAGGAATCCGCTGTCAGATTCTGCGCCGTGCCCGTCAGGAGGATTTCCGCCGGGTCGCAGAGATTGTCTGAAACGGCATCGGGATAATGAAACACCGTACCGCCCTCGATAGTGACGAAACGGGGTCTCATCTGTTCCTGCATTTCCTCGTCCAAATCCTCCCAGCGGATGGTGACATCCTGCAAGATGATGGAATCTTTGTTCCAGCGGAAACGGCCGCCGGAGAAGTATCCGCTGCCGTCGGGGTTGATGACGAACGAATCGTTGCCGGCACGGATGGAACCGTCCGGCTCCAACCGCAGCAGAGGGTGCTGGATCGTGCCGCCCACACCGCCCCGGCAGAACCATGCCCCGTATTCGTCGGTCTCGTTCAGAGTGTCGTCCGTGGGCTGGTACAGTGTCGGCACGTTCCCTTTTTCGAATTGCGGGGAACTGAAAAACCAGACCACCCGGTTCTCGGTGCGAAAATCGATGCAAAGGTCGTTGCCGGGGACAGGTTCGATGTCGAAAGCCACATGTACCCGTTGCCAGGATTGGGGCATTATAAGGCTGGCAAGCACCTTTCCCCCGTGAAGAATATCGAACGAGGTCTCTTGCTTGGACGGGCAATAACACCAGAACGAAAGGCAGTAACGCTCGCCTGCGTGTTTCTCCGCCCATGCTTCTTTCTGGCATAGCAAGGTCCCGCCGCTAACGGGAAGCAGGATGTTTTTGCCGATACCGCTCGGAGAGTGGGACGAAAGGCGGACGACCGTCGTGGTGAAATTACCGTTCAGAGAATCGAGGATACAGTTCTTGTGAATGCGTCCGGCGTAGAAGGTGCTGCCGAATCCTCCCTCGTCACCGGCGGTCAGCGTTCCGGCCACATGAACGTCCCGCGTGGCGTAGAGACGCTGGAAGTAAGCCCCGTAGCCTTGCAGCATGCCGAACAGCGGGTCTGCGATTCCCGTGATGCGGCCGATACGGATTTTGGCGGCTTCGGAAAAAGAGGAAAGGTGTTCTGACAGGCAGACATTGAGGTCGCCGACCTCGCACCAGTCGCCCGGATTAAGATGTTTGGAAAGGCCGAAAGCCAGTACACGGGCATATTCCGCAGGAAAGTCCACCGTAATCAGGCTCAACCCGTATTGCCACTCGGTCGTAACGTCCACGGTGTCCTGTCCGTCCGTCTCTGTACCGTCAGCATACCCGAAGCGCAGCGGCACGGCGGACAACTCTTTGGAGGCACGGATACGGAAGGAAATCACCAGACGCTGGGGATGGGAAACGGACCGGGGAAACGGAATCTGCAAACCGCCTGAAACTGCCGCCTGATCGGCAGAACGGGTAATTCGGATAATCCGGCTGGCCGGACCTTCCGAGGGAAGATAACGATAGCTCCATGTCGCATTGTCACTGCAACCGAATGTGGCAAGCGATGCCGGACGGTACAAGGAACGTTCCGTCCCCATGCCGTCGATGACATCCATGTACGGAGCTTCTTCGTCCGAGGCGGTCAGGTACATGGCACCGCTGCGCCGTTCATCGGTCAGGCTCGTGAGGCGGACGAAGTCCAGCAGCTCCCCGTCACGGGGCTCGTCGCCCTCGATGAGCGCACCAATGAAATACGGCGACGACGCCTCCTTCCCGTCAGGCAGCAACACGGAGTCCTCGCCGGTGGTCAGCACGACCATCAGGCTGTAAAAGGTCTGTGCGCCGTCTACGTACTGGCGGCGCACGACGTCTCCGGTGTGCAATCCCTGCCGTTTCTTGGAACCGGGGTCGATACGTATCTTGAATCGGGAATATTCGTATAGGGCCATAGTCGGATTTACAGTTTCTCGACACTGTCCCCCGAACAGGTATCGGTAACCCACAAGGCTCCGTTGGTCGCCGAGGAACGCTGCACCTCCAATTCGTAAAGCCGCATCCGTTTCCGGACGGTCAGTTCGTCGAAGGTCGCCGAGATGCTTCCCGTCGTTCGGCTGCGCAGGATCGCCCAACCGGTGCCGGCCATTCCGGAGGTGAATCGCTCCGAGGAGAGACTGCCGTCGAAGTAGGCGTTACCGCTGTGACGGATGCCGTCCTTGATCTGTCTGAGACAAATGTCGTCGGTAAAGAATAGTCCCTCCGCCGTAAGACGGGTGAAGCTCCCGTCGATGCCGATGTGTCCCGTGACCTCGACGGGATTCAGGGCGACGATAAAGTCCCCGAATGTACCGATGCGCAAGGAGTTCGAAGTACGGTTTAGCGGAGCGTAACGGCTGGTGGAGGGTGAATGAAACAATAGCGTCGCAACCTGTTCGTATTGACCGCCGGGAGTCAGGGTGTGGTCGCTGCGGGAAACGAAAGCCAGCATGTCGTCTTCTCCGGTCAGATAACAGCCGCCCGTGCTCCCGAAACGCAGTCGCTTATGGATGACGATGCCCTCGTCTTCGCTGTCGGTGCGGTACGAAGAGAGCAAATCCCCGCCGTAATTGTGCCGTACCCGGATGGAGTCGGGAAAGTACGCCGCCCCGTATGGGGAGAGCAAAACGTGCTCGCCGTCGATGTCCGTGAGGTTCGACATCAACCGGATTTTAACCGTGCGGTCGCCGCCCACGAGCAGGTCGCCATCGGCACCCTCCAACCGGATGTCGCTCGCACCGAAACCTTTGAGTACGGTAATTCCGCTGATTCGCACACCACATCCGGCTGAAAAGGTCAGGTCGCTCAAACAGGATACGGTCTCCCCGAGAACAGAAAAGAGCAACCGGCCGCCGTCGCCCAACTCCACGCCATGCAAGGCTCGCAGCTTTCCGGAGAGTGTCGCCGCTCCCGAGACTTCGAGAGAACCGGCTACGGTAGCGTTGTGCATCGACCAATCCACAGTGGGAAGGTTGGCATTACCGCCGTGATAGACTTCCCGCCCATGAATGAGCAGGCTGTCCGAAGTCAGGAGCACTCCGTTTTCTTTGGACTCGCCCAGCAGGATACTTCCGGTCAGGGAAAGGTGGGCATCGGCGAAATCGACCCGGTTCCCGCTTAGGTATATCGTACCGGTAGCCTGTTCGCAACGGAGCGGCTGCATACCGCCCACAAAGAGTTGATTGCCGCCGACGTGTACGTCGCCTGTCAGGCGGATACCATAGGTGTAACCGATGATATTTCCCTCGTCATCGCTTTGAGAGGTGCGGTACGTTTCCAGCAGACGACGGTTGTCGATGCCGGCGGTAAAGCCGTAATCGGCACATAACGGTCCCTGCATGTCGCCGCCGCTTTTGGGCAGATAGCCTGCCCAGCTACCCGTACCGCCGCCCTCTCCGGAAACACCGGACGAAATCGCCTCGGCAAACCCGTAAGCCGTGTTGTGCAGACGGATGGACGTGTCGTCACCCTCTTCTACACCATAAGGATTGTTCTCGCTCTTGCGCTCCTGGGCGTTGAAGAAAGTCTGGTATAACTGGCGGTAGATACTGTAACACAGGCTCTGCGGATCCAAACCGCCGATGCCAGGATGAAGGGTGACGCTCATTTGGTATAGGAGGTTTTGGATAGGAACTTCTGAATCTTGGAGGTCAGCGAGAGGAAGTTGGGGAAGTTCAGCGGCTGCATGGTCCCCATCAGCGTAGGCGTCATGATCTTGCTACACTCCGTCAGGAAGTCCAGCATAAGCTGCGCCAGCTCGTTCCCCAAAACAAGCGGTTCGGTGGCGTTCTCGTCGCCGAGCGTCACTTTGTTATCCGCTACGGCAACTGTCGTGGAATTTACTTTCTGCACGATTTTGTCGGCGGTCTGTTTGACTTCCGACTTATCGACGGTCTGCGTGATCTCTTCCGCACCCTGCACGACCGACGACTCTTTGCCGCTGTCGTTCTTGACCGTTGCCGTGATACCTTCGGCCGTGTAGCTGGTATGGGCTTCGTTTCCGGTCGGTTCCAGTTCGTCGTAGTCGGGCGAAGAGTCGTTGTCGGGGTCGAGAGCCTCGGTTTCCGTCATGCCGATGCTGACCTCGGAATGCGCCTCCATGCGGATGGTCTCGGCATGGGAGTAATTGACGATATAGGCATGGCGGGTGGCGGCGTCCAGTACGATGGTTACCTCCGAAAAAAGGGTCGGCACGATGAGAAAACCACCCTCGTTGTTCCGGGCGGCAGCCAGCAACACGCCTTTGTGGATGATACCGCCTGCCGAGGCGGTTTCGTCGGGATATTCGCCCACGTCCACCGTGCCGCCGTAGTCGGCAAACTCTTCATCGCCGGGGTCGTCATGTATCTTGGCGACATAGCCGTGAATCATGCGGGCCGTACCCACACCGCCCATGCCGCCCGGAGCCATCTCGATACGCTCGATACTGCGCCCCAATGCGATTTTGCGGATCGCCTCCTGTATCATCCGCCGGTTGTTGTCCTGTGAATTCTTCATATTCAAAGAATAGATAAATTCGACAATAGACAGTTGGATGAAGGCTTTTTACTATCTTTGAATACTTATAAATGAAACTTTATAAAAAATGAATATACAAGAGAAATTATTATCGTTAGGAGTATCTGAAAAAGAGATAGCATCTATTTTGCGGGGAGCTTACAATACTTCATTCTTCCATATTTACACAGCAGGAGATTTCAACACCGATTTAAGCCTAATAAGCCAAGAAGATCGAGGGACTTTCATTCATGAATACATCCACTATTGGCAAAACATAGGTACTTTATGGGGATTATCTTCCAGTATTTTACGCTATGAAATGATGTTAAAACTGAAAGAGGAAATAGCCGTTCTGGATGAAGTCAAGTTACCGTATTCCATTTCTCCGACAGACCGAATGAAGCATCTTGACAGTATGTTCAGAGTTGGAAATGGATTTTTCAATGACCGTCAATTTTATGGATTTAAAATAGACCAAACTAAACGAATCGAGATTAGAACAGGTGTGAAAAATGTCGAAGTGAAAAACATGCCTGTAATATCATTGATTATAACATTTGAGAACAAGGTTACGGATACTTTAGAACTGGGAGCACACATCATCAAGGAAAGTATGGCAGCATTGTATCAAAGTTTAGTTGACCCTGATGCTACGCATGATGATGTACCGTATAATGTTGTGAAAATATTATGCAAATACAACTATCCTTCATTATGCCACAATACCAAACTTCTTATCTGTTGTTGCCATGCAGCTCTTTTCAGTATGACTCCAGGTGAGACTTTAATTATGTTATTGGCAAAAGCTGAAAAAGAAAAGATTACCGATGGTATGCAACTATTTTCTGACTATATCAATCAGTCTACAATTACAACACCACAAAAGAAAAACATTCCTATTCCCGATTTTTTCGATGAAAAGGTCAATGACTTTTTGGAAATGTTGGACCGGAACCTGATAGCTCCGTTAGATTATATTAAGACGGTTCTGGAGCGAGTGCGTTTATCCAATAAGATGCTTCCTCTATTGACAGTTCTATATGAAGAAAAAACAGATTGCATTTCGATAGAAAACTTAAATGCTATTATTAGTTGGTTAGGCATCCCTTATATTCAAACTCATAGTTGTGGGCATCATAACCCTGCAACAGCAACAAAACGTGCTGAAGATATAGTTGAAGGCGATGATTCGATGGATGTTCTTGAATTGATCGCTTTGGAGGCAATGTATAAATTTTTATTAGGTAATTCATCCTTTCGATGTTGTCCACTCTATGGTATGATGTGTAGTGAATCACCCATAGCGAAATCCGAATGTTTCGATACCCCGTGGTTGGGAACTCCTTGTGCATTCACGGTCGTAAGTTTACCGCTGGAATTGGATAAGAAAAATGTTCATTGGTAAAATCATCTTTAAGAGTTGTTTCCATACGTCGTTTTTGTTCCTTTGATTTTATGCGGTATCGTGATTTTCTGTCGGTAGCCTCCCGTCCCGAAGGTGGTCGTGACCTCCTCGACGATGTAAGTGCCGTTCTTGGCCGGGTTCCGGTCATCGGTAAGCTCCACCTGGCAAGCCGGATATAACCCGAAATCCCCGAAGAGCGTCACCGAACCACTGATACCGTTCAGGTTGTAGCTGCGGAAGTATTCGATGGCCTCCTCGACGAGCTTGTCGGAGTTGATTTTCATGTTCGGCGACATGTAGGGCACGATGGTGTAGGTTGAGAGGTCGGCTTTCGTGCGGGTCTGTGCGCCACTGGCCGTGGTGTTACCCGTCACTTTGTGCGTCTTTTTGCTGATTTGCGTGGCGTTCACGGTCTGAAACTCTTTGCTGCCGGGGGTATCCGGGTCGTAATCGGGGTTCAGGCGCACCGTCACCTCGAAGAATTTCTCATCCGAGCCCAATGCCTTGGCCTGCACGGCAAGGAATTTCGGATCTGTTTTGAGCACTTTCAAATCCGACGATGCCACGTGCGTGTCGAAGCGTATGCGGAAAGGGCCGGACGAAGTGTCTTCCGGAAACCGGGGCTGGCTCTTGGCCGATGAATACGGGCGGCCGATGGCGATGGCAGGCATCTGGTCGGGACTGTTCTCGTCGTATTTCAGAAAGCAGTAAATGCGATAGCGGCTCCACGCCGAGAGAATATCGGCCACGGTGAAGTTGTCGGTGATTTTGATTTTCCCGATCTGGATGTCGAACCGTTTGGTCTCGGAGTGCAGTTTGAACCCGGTATCTTTCAGAAGGTTGTACTTGCCCTCCATCACATCGTTCACGCTCGTACCCGATGCCGACGTCTCGAACTTGGGCGCCTGTTTCAGCTTGAGCTTGTAGGCCATATTTTCGCATTTCAGCTCGAAACTGCTCTCGGTGTTATAGCCGGTGATGTACCCGTCGAACATCGTGCGCAACATCCCGTTATACCCCAAGCGGATACGCACCCGTTGCCCGATTTTGAAGGTCGTGGCGTCCATCGCCGAGTAACTGGAACGTTTCTCGATGACCACGCCGTCCTGCATGACCTCGGTGGTTATCCGGCTGGCATCTTTGCCTTCGAGGGTAGCCGTGCCGACAATGGTGGAACGGAAAACGGTCCCTTTGGGAAAGCGGATGGTCGCCGTGCCGATGAGTTTCTTGTAGGTCTCGACGATTTCGACCTCCTGCACCTCTGTGAGTGTGACAGGGTTCTGTATCGCCATTGGGTTCCCCGGGTCAGGATCGCCGATGGTAATCCGGCAGCATAGTACGTCAAGCGGTGCTACAGCCATAGGTTGTTCAGTTTTAGTATGGAGGTCGGGTCGATGACATCAGTGCCGAACCGTACCCACTTGATCCATTTGTTCGTATGTTCGATGGCTTCATCTACCACCTCCGCATCTTTGGAAATCAGCTCTACCGCCTCGGACGGCTCGACAGCCACACAATGTAAGGTATAGGGCTGAACGTTCCTGTACTCGGCAGCCGGAAGCGAGTAGCCCAGAATGATAAGCTGCGAGATTTTCAACTGCCGCAGGATGGTGTTGTCACAGTCTATGACACCTTTGTACTGGACGATTTTCAGGAATTTCGACAGCTCGGCTTCCGGGTACACGTCGGGATATTTGCTGGTTATCCGACCGTTTACGGTAAATTCCAAATCGCCGCCCGAAATGAACTCCTTGCGGGTGTAGTCGCGGCCCTGCACCGTGGTCAGCACGATGTTGTTTTTCGAGGAGAGCTGTACCTGCGGACCCAAATCGACGAAAGTGATCAGCCCGTATTTGCTGTTGGGCTCCACCTTGCCGCTTTCCTTGTCGTAGTAGGTTCCCTCACCGCTGATTTTCAATTCGATGTAGTCTGCCACCGTGCGGCCCACGATGCTGTCGGTGTAGTTCTTCTTTTCGGCGACAGCCTGCTGCTCCTTGATGAGTTGGTAGTATTGTCCCGACTTGTTGACGATGGCACTCTGCGACTGGGTTTCGAGGTATTTGTCCCGTTCTTTCTGTTCCCAGTATTTGATATATCGGGGATAAGAGCGGAGCATACCGTAGGCCGTCTGGCAGGCAAACTGGATGACGGCACGTTTCAGGATGTCGCTGTTCTTGGAGAAGTAATGCACGGCACCGTCCTGAAACTCCGCGAGTCCCAGACCGATGGCGCGACGGGCGGCATCGCTGATGTAGCCGCCCAGTCCGCCGTGCGAAAGGATACCCCCGCTCAGAAGCGTCGAGGCACCGATATTGAGCAATCTGCTGCCGAATAGGTTCTTCATGTTGTTGTTTTTTCGTTAATTAACCGTTCCACGAGGCATCGAAGTCATGCACCACGTCGATAAGGGCCTGCGCCATCTGTTCCTTGAAATGCTGGATTTCTGCGGTCTGGCCTTCGGGCGATTTCAGCAGGTCGATGGTCTCCACGCTCATTAGGTTGGTGATGTTGACGATGACCTGCTTGGGAGCCGCTGAAGACAGCCGCCCCGTACCGGAGTAGTTGCCGCCCGCACCGCCATCGTCATCCCCGGAAACACCCGTGATGCGGTTGGCATTGAACGGGGAGGTGTCGTTCGAGTCCGGCTCGTTGGCGTAGAGCGCAGCCGAGAAGCCTGCCTTGCGGAGAATGTTTTCCGCAGCCTCCGAGGAACCGCCGAATACCTGGCGCAGGGTGCCGGAAAGATTTACCAATAGGTGGTGCACGCGCTGCCGGCCGGCCAGCATCTCCTGACGCTCCTTGTCGGTAGCCTGCGCGTTCAAAGCCTTTTGCACCCACAGCCCGTCTTTGTTCTGCGTAAAGCCGCCACGGGTCAGCTCACCGTAGTCGAATCCCGACTTCTCAATCAGGGCACGGGCGCCCGCCATGCTCTCGATGGCATCGAGATAACCTTGTGCCGCCGTGGTGATGTGTTTCACGGTGGTGTTGTTTTGATAGGCGGCATAGGTGGGCGTATAGGCCGCAGCCACCTCCGGCAAATCACCGAGAGCGTTGCTGTAAGTAACCTTGCCGTCACGCTCGAACCAGAAAGGTTTGTCCAGTCCGAGTTTCTTTGAGGCTTCGGCCGCCGTCACCGCCTGTTGCCCGTATTTGAGGGCGATGTTCTCGATAAAAGCACGGACCTCCAGCGGGTCGGACATCTTGCCGAACTCGGCATAAGCGGCATTCAGGCGCGACTGGCTGTCGCGGCGGGCAATGGCGGTGATGGCCTCCCGACTGTCGTCCTGCTGGGCATCCTCCGGACCATATACGTCTAATATCGTAATCATACCGTCAGAGGCACCCACGGCGAAAGTGCCGGCCCAACCGGCCCACCAGTTTTTGGTAAAGGCTCCAATTTTATGTCCGCTGCTCTCCTCGATGGTCTTGCCGGTAGTCAGGTCGTCCACCGCCTTTTTGGTGTCGATGGCCTGCTGGTAGGTTTTGTGCAAGGCGGCATACAGGTCTTCGATAACCGGATAGCGGTATTTCTCGTTGGCGGTAATGTCTTCCAGCACGGCATCCTTGGCTTTCTTGATTTGCCATGTCTTGTAGGCGACCCAGCCCAACGCTCCCACCAATGCGGCGATACCGGCCGTTGCAGCTACGGCGGTCGTACCGATGGCACTCAAAGAACCGGCGGCACCGACCAAACCGCCGCCCGTAGCGACCTGCGAGGAGAACAGCGAGGAGAATCCGGCACGGGCGGCAAAGGAACCTGCGCCACCTTGCAGCAAGGCGCGACCCATCGCACCCTTGCCGCTGACTCCGGCTGCCTGCAAGGCCGTGACAAGGGCCCGCTTGTTGGCAAAGGAGAGTGCTTTGATTCCTCGGGCACTGGTCAGACCCGTCAGACCGGAAACCAGCTCGACAATGGAGTTGCCTGCGGCCTGTTTGCCGATAAAGCCGACCGCAACGCCGACATTGGTCAGGGCTCCGGCAAGTTTGAACAGCCGCGTGGCGACAAAGCCCGTGAACAGAAGCGGCTCGATCCAGTAAAAGTTACGGGTCATCCACGAAGCGAAGTTGCCCAGCACGGAGAGCAGGCTCATGACACCCTGCCCGATGGAGGCGAGACCTCGGGCGAACTCGCGGGAATTGAATTTGGCAAGGAAGTCTTTCAGTGTGCTCCGGATGACCGGCTCGACGAGTTCGTACCCTTGCATGAAGGATTCCGTGAGCTGGGAGGTCATCTGGTACCACAAACCTTTGGTCGTGTCCTGTTTCACTTGTGCCAGTTCGGAGGAGATGCCCTGTGACGCCCGGTTCTGGGAAGCAAGCGTCCGAAGCTGCCCGTAGTTGCTGACGAACATCATGGCGGCATTGCCTCCGATTTTGCCGAAGATGGTCTGCATGTCGGCCATCGTCGCCCCTTTCTTGTTCAGGTCCTCGAAGATGTCGGCCAACGGACGCAGCTTCTCCACCTGCTTGCCGTAGATGTCCTCCATGCGTGTGAATTTCACACCCAGGCGGTCCAACGCCTCCCGTGCCTCTTTGGTGGGCTTAGCGAAGCGGGTGGCCATAGCTCGCAAAGCCGTACCGGCCATCGTTCCCTTGATACCCATGTTGCCGAGTACGCCGATGGCGGCGGATGCCTCCGTGAAATCGACGCCCGACAGACGCAGGTAACCGGCCGCCATCTTGAAGGACTCGGCCATCTCGATGATGTTCACGTTGGAACGCGAGACGGTAGAGGCAAGTATGTCTGCCACCGAGCCCATGCTGGTGTTCTTGATGTTGTAGCCCGTCTGGATGTTGGTGGCGAGGTCGGCGATCTGCGAGATGTCGTTGTCCCCGATGAGCGCAAGGTTCGTAATCGGGCGGATCGATTCGTTGATGGTCTCGATACCCATACCGGCCATACTGAGGAATTTCACCGCACCCGCCACCTCGATGGCCGTGAACTTGGTCTCGACGCCGATGCGGCGCACGTACCGGGCCATCCGGTCGAAACGCCCCTCGAAGGTCGCCAGGTCGGAATCGGCAACCCGGAGAATCGAGTGTGCCGATTGCATGATGTTGGAATACTCGACGGCCTCCGTGAACTGCGTGCGCAGGAAATTATAGGCCATGTAGGCGTTGAGCATACCGGCCATCGGGAGGTTTCGCCACGACGGGGCCTTGGAATATTGGATGCGATTGATGGCCGCACGGCGTTTGCTGCCATATACGGAATCCTCGAAAGCTGCCTGACGACGTATGGAGGTTACCGCACGGGCTGCGTTGCGCCGCCGCTGGGTCTCCTCGGCCTGACGGCGTCGCTTCTCCGCATTGAGTTCCTCACGTCGGGTGCGCTCGGCAATTTTGCGCAACTCCCGGTCGGCACGCGCACGTTCGCTTTCACGTAAGCGTGCGGCACGCTCGGCAGCACGGATCTCCGACATCTGGCGGAAGGTATCTACCTGCAAGGCCGCTTTCTCGCGGGCCTGCTGCATACGCTGGCGGTTCATGGCCTCGTCCGCATAGAGACGTTTGTTCAGTCCCGCCTGCTCTTTATCGGAAAGTACGGCCGCTGCGACCGGGGCATACGGCGGGCGCACGACGGGACCGGCAGGAACGGAGGTCGTGGGAGCCGCCGTGTTCAGGTGCAGCGTCATAGTGGCAGCACCCCGAATGTTACCTAAAAGCGTAAGAATCTCCTGCAAGCGTACACGGGCCGTGTCGGTCTTGATGTTTACCTCACGCCCTTTCTCTAAATGAGCGAGGGCCGAGTTGATTTTGCCGATGGAACGGGTGACCGTCCGCTGGGTGTCCATGACACTCTTGACAGCCGAAGCGGCATTTCGTTTCGCCTCGGCTTGCTGCTCGTCCAATTTTTTCTTGCCGACCAGTTTATTGGTCTGGTTACGGAGCGCACGACCGTCGATTTTCTCGCCGGGATTGATGGTCAGCTTGATGCCCTGCGTCAGTTCTTTGATTTCGGTCAGCAGGTTCTTGACACCTTCCAGCCGCTTCTCCGTCTCGCCGGTCCGGATTTCCAAATCGAAGTTGAAATCCTTCTTCTTGCCGTTCTTTCCCCGGAAGGTCTTTTCCACGGCCTGCATCATCTCGTTGATGTTGGTCACGACCGGCGCAAAACTTATCCGGCCCTTGCTCAACTTCTCGACGGCATTGGCAAAGGCGATGACCTGCTCGGTTCCTTCCGTGGCATTGACCTTTATATCGTAATAGACTTCGTAATTCTGCGTTTGAGCCATGAATAGCGTGTTTACATCCGTTGAAAGAATAGCCCTTTTCAGGTGCCGGGGACTGAAAAGGAAAGCCCCGCAGTCACAAGGGCTGCGAGGCTTCGGGAAGCGGATCAGGGAGACGGCGGTTGCAAGGTCAGACGGGAGACGAGCACCTGCTGGTGAAGCCACAACGCCTCCTCGGAAAGCATGGCGAACTCCTCGTCCGTAATGCTGTCAAGATGGACACCCGGAAAGTAGTGGCGGATATAGATCAGCCGCTGACGAATCCGCTGGTCGTAGACTAAGTATCCGGCGCCTTGCCGCATTTCTGCGGTAGGTTTCCAAATACTCGTCCCCGAACCGTACTTACACCTCTCGGTGTATACGGCTCTCCACTAATTTATTCAGTCTAACGTACCCGAGTGTATCTTGTCGTGACATTGAGGACATACCGCAAGGGTTTTACGCCTGCGCGAAATCATCTTCTTTTCCCAATCCTGTTTCCCTTTCAGGTCTTTGAGTTTGCGAACGTGGTGCATTTCCAAATCGCAGTTCGCACCGCATAGCTCACACTCTTGAGCTTGCAGTTTGACGATAAGGCTGTTCGTACTCCCTGTGTACAGGGTGTTGGGGATACTGTCACAATGTGTTCCGACAGAAGTTGTTTGACGTTTGAAACCTCCCCTATAGAACTCTCGGTAGAGGGTTTTACCCTTTCGGTTAAACGGAATTGAGAAGACACCATTCTTTTTGTATTTCCGAATAATTTTTTTCTTATTCGTGGCGTACTTGTTTGCATAACTTTTATACATACTGTATTCCATAATATAACCGAAGGATTTGAGGGTGTAGCTGTTGTTGGCTATTGCATAATAGTTATACAAGCCTCGGATTTCAGTATTGAATTGGCTGATAATCTCCAGATCGTCATTGTGCCTCATGTATCGCCTGGCGACAGGTTTCCAAACTTCCTTTCCATTGATGACAGTAATTTTCACTGCATCATGTTCCAGCAGCTTTCGCCTGATCGTGTCGGCAGATACTTCCAATACCACTTTGGCATTGAGGTTCCTGATAGGCTTCCCTTTGGAATTTTTTATGAGGTCATTGGTCTTTCTGACATATACCTCGAATCCCAAGAATTTGGCCGGTCTGGACGCATTAGTGATCAGAGTTTTGCTGTCGGATAGTTCGAGTTTCAGCCTTTCCCGAAGGAATTCTGATATGTCCTCTTTTATCCGCACACAATCCTCTTTGCTACCAATTACCCCCAGCAAGAAATCATCCGCATACCTTTTATACTTCAATCTTCGAAAATTTTCATCTATCGGTAGATAGGTCGGGTACTTTCGACTTTCCTGTACAGTATGTCGGATTTCCTCAATCAACAGTTGCCTCTCGGTTTCGTCCGTCTCTTCTCGCAGTTTTTTCGACAAATACCATTTCTTCCATCTATAGTGGGCGTTGGTGGGATCGCCCTTACGCGTTTTCCCTTTGTCGAACCTGCTGATATACTCCCTGACATAAACATCCAGTTTATCAAGGTAGATATTCGCCAGAATCGGGCTGATTATTCCACCTTGCGGAGTTCCGCTGTATGTTTTACGGAATACCCAGTCCTCCAGATAGCCTGCATTCAGGAATTTTCGTATTAGTCTGAGGAATCGTTCATCAGCAATGCGTTCTTTCAGGATATTGATCAATACATCGTGGTCGATGTTGTCATAGAATCCTTTAATGTCGCCTTCGATAAACCATTTAACCCCCGAGAATGCTTTCTGGATGCCGATTAGGGCAGTATGGCAACTTCTCTTGGGACGGAATCCGTGAGAGTTGTCGTCAAAACTACCTTCGTAGATTGCTTCCAGTATCATCCTTACGACCTCTTGAACCAGTTTGTCATTGGAGGATGGAATCCCTAACGGGCGTTTCTTCCCGTCTTTCTTGGGAATGTACGCCCTCCGTGAGGGAGCCGGTTGATACGACTCGTCTTTCAAAGAACAGATGATTTGCTTAATGCGATTTGTACTCATCCCGTCTAAAGTGCTGCCGTCAGCCCCCTCGGTCATGCTGCCTGCTTTCTTATATATCTTCTGGTAGGCTGCAAAGTACATTTCTTCATTAAACAGAATCCTGTACAGCCGTTCGAACTTATAGCCCGAGTCCGTGCTGTGTCCAGTTAGACTGTTCAATACTTTTTCCGGATTTCTCATGTCTCACACACGTTCCTAAAATTGTATTAAACTAAATTAGCTGCCGCCCTTCGCCATGTACGAGGCTTTCCCTCGCTCGGACTACTATGGCGACTCCGTTACCATGCCGGATATTCAGGAGCAGATTCCATAGCCTTGCGGCATTCCGGTTTAGGTAATCCCCGTTTAGACACTTGGTAACTATTAGCGTGATAGATTTTCGGATATGACTTTCGCCGTTTTATGCTTATCGCACATGCGCTGCAATTTGTTTATGCCTTATCCCCGGACGAGAGGTTGGGGCATTGCAGTACAACGTATATAAATGTCTTCCGTTGCAGTCGCAGTGGGGACCGCTCGGGCTATCATTCAATCAATCCAGATTTTATCCTCATATCTATCGTTTCAGCTTCCCATTCAGTCGCAGTATGACATTTTACTGACTTATGGCTTTCCCGACATGCTACACTCCCTGTCCGGTTGCCCTTTCAGATAAGTCGGTTGCTGACAGGCATATAAACACGCGCCTGGTGTATGCTACACACATTTATCAAGTGCCCTTACGGGCGCACGTCACGTACCGCCCAGGTGTCTATCAGTTTACCAGCAGGCTCTGACGGGTGGTGATGATCTCCGAAAGCTGGGACATCAGACCGAAGAGGAACAGCGATTCGTTGTCCACCAGTTCCTTGTCGCCGTCGAGGAAGCAGTCGCGGGCGAGCTGACGCATGGCGTTCACCTCATCCTTCTTCGATGCCGCCATGAACTTCGAGAACTGCGGGAAGGTCGGTTCGCCCATGTAGGCGACGTAGAACTCCTTCTCACCGCAGTCCGTATCGCCGAACACGACCATCGGATAGACCTTGCGGACTTTCTTTTCGGCCTTCAGCGCGGCCGCTTTCTCCTTAATCTGGGCTTCCTGCTCCAGCGTAAGATTCTTATCTTCCATTTCTGCGTGATATTTGGTTACAAAAAGGAATAGCGGCTTTATCGCTTCAACGGGTGTAATTTCACAGATAAAAATTGCCTATCTGCTTGTTTATTCGTATCTTGCAACAGGTTTCGATATAATACGGAGCCTGTTATATATAGGATAAAACCTGCTTTTGCGGTCATATTCCGTCAGATAACAACGATATTGATATATAGAGAAAATGAAGATACAATACGCAAGCGACCTTCATCTGGAATTTGATGAAAACAGCCGCTTTTTACAAAAACATCCCCTGACCGTAACGGGAGATATTCTTGTTCTTGCCGGTGACATCGGATATTTGGGTGATAAATACTGTGAACGACATCCGTTTTGGGACTGGGCAGCCGACCATTACGAACATGTAATCGCTATTCCGGGCAATCATGAGTTTTACCGGGGATTCGATATGGCAACAATGAAAGACGGATGGAGTTATGCCATTCGTCCCAATGTACGTTATTACAACAATCAGGTCATATCGCTGGGGGCAGAAAGCGACTTGATTGTGACACCTCTATGGGCACAAATTCCATTCGACAAAGCTGCGGAAACCGTTATGCGTGTGAATGATTTCAGGAATATCCGTTGCGAGAACGACATACTGAGGTGGACTCGCTTCAACGAGGAGCATTTTCGCTGTTTTCGGTTTCTGAATGAGGCCGTAAAACGGAGCAAGGCCAAACACATCGTGGTCATGACACATCATGTCCCCTCGTCACTGCTGATGGCTCCTGAATTTCAGGACAGTCCGATCAACGGAGCGTTTATGGTGGACCTGACAGACTATATCGAAGCGAGCCAGATTGAATATTGGATATACGGGCACTCTCACCGAAACATCGACGCAACAATCAGAAACACCAGGTGCCTGTCGAATCAATTAGGATATGTCGGTGGTAATGAGCATATTTCATTTGATCCAACTCGATATATCGAGATAGTCGAGGAATAATCTTTGTACAAATGTACCACTGTATTGAAAATTTGTGGTAACTTTGTACAAAAGATAAAAGAAGACATGGAGTATATTGAGAACATCATACGGAATAATGGAGGCTACATTACCGCGAATCAGGCGAAGGCCGTAAACCGCACAACGTATTACAAGGTACTGGAACTGGTCAGAAACGGAGATTTGGTTCGCATACGCCCAGGTGTGTATCTGTTGCCGGATGAAATGGCTAAAACCATGATTGATGTTGAGAAAGTCATTCCGGGAGGCGTTCTGTGTATGTACTCTGCATGGTCTCATTATGGACTGACCACCCAAATACCGACTGAGTATTATATTGCCATAGCGCGTAACAGAAAAGTAAGGACACCTGAATATCCTCCCATTACGATATATCGATGGGATGAAGTGGCCTATGAAACTGGAATCACACATACCGTCATAGAAGGGATTACCGTTCCCGTTTATGACATCGAAAAATCGGTCTGTGACGCCATAAAACACCGGAACAAAATAGGTATCGATGTCAGTTCCGAGATACTGAAGAACTACCTGAGCCGCAAAACGCGGGACATCGATAAACTGATGAAATACGCCAAAATTATGCGTGTGGCATCGACAATAAAAAAATATCTGGAAATACAGTTATAAAATATGGTAGAAAAGAATTACGGAAAATCCGTCAGGGCAAAACTCCTGAACATATCCAAAGCGGAAAAGCTGGGTTACCAGCTCATAGTAATCCGTTACATTCAGGAACGCCTGTTGTATCGCCTGTCTCAGAGCCGTTTCCGTGAGAAACTGTTTCTGAAAGGAGGCGCGTTGCTATACGCTCACGAACAGTTCCGGGCACGTCCGACCTTGGACATAGACTTCCTCGGCGATAAAATCAGCAGGGACAAGGAGTTTGTAAAAATGGCATTCGAGGAGATATGTGCCGTGTCTTGTCCGGAGGACGGGGTGACATTCGACACGGAAAGCATCTCGGCCGAAGAGATAACGGTAAACAAGGAATATCATGGCATACGGCTTCATGTCACGGCTCGGCTGGATACCATCCGCCAAGTCATTTCGATGGATATCGGGTTCGGAGATGTAATTACGCCGAAACCCGAAGAACTGGACTATCCGGTATTGCTGAAAGAAACTCCGGCTGTCAATATCATGGCCTATTCATTGGAAACGGTCGTGGCGGAGAAATTTCAGGCTATGATTGATCTGGCGGAAGAAAACAGCCGGATGAAAGACTTTTTTGACGTGTACCGCATTCTGGTAAGCAACAAAGTGAATGAAGAGATGTTGCAACAAGCTATTGTCGCCACTTTCTCGAATAGAGAAACCGGATACAAGCCGGATCACATTCTGTTTACGGAAGAGTTCGTGAACAGTCCGACACGTATTGCTTTCTGGAAAGGTTTCTTACGGAAAATCAAATACACGGAAGACCTACCTTTCGACAAAGTGGTCGGTTTGATAAATGAGCGTCTGAAAAAATATTGGGAGAAGCTGTCTCCCCGAGCATAAAAAATAAGGGTATCCAACAGATGAAAATTGGATACCCTCATTATTTACAGCAACGTTTTACTGGCTTTTTTTAGAATTTCAGGTCAAACTCCGACCTGTCGGCATATCTCCGGAACACAAAAACGATAAAGCTCAAATTTTCACCAGCTTTCCATCTATGCCACAGCGTTCCAGCACTGCGGTATTTTCTTTGTCGAAAGCAATCAGGCAGGACGGAGCGCCTGCCGTGCCTCCCTGCTCTCCTGTCACATGATAGAAACTCAGCCGTCCTTTAATAAACAAGATGGAATCCGCATTCGGAAACACCAGCTCGTGGAATAACCTTGTGTCTGTTCGCGCAAAAGTCAAAGCAACAGCATTGCGGTGTTCCACGCAACGCCTGATAAACTGTACGATGAGTGCCGTATCATACGGAGGATTGCAAAACACACGCCCGAACCATTGCTGTTTGAGCCCGTCATCTTCAATGGTATAATGGTGAGCCGCTGTATTCCACGGTCGGTTCACGGGAGCGCAAGGGTCTAAATCGAATGGCCCCAACCGTCGCAGAATATGTGGCGGTGTGAGCCATTCGTTTTTCCCTGTCGAGGATTTTCCTTCAAAGGTTACATCCATAGCCTCACCCTAAATGGTATCCCCGTCACCGATTTGGATATCGAACGGATTGAGGTCGAATTCATGAACGATATTTGTATCGTCCTGCTGGCTCTCCATGCCGTCCTCGCTGAAGATACAGCCTTTCAGCGTGACGGTGGTGGTCGTCCAGTCATCGCTGGCCATCGGGTTGGCGAACGAGATGATCAGGTCGAACTCTCCGATGTCCATCAGACTGCCGTAGGTCGAGCGCAGGGTTTGCTGCGTGGCATAGTCCATCGTGATGCTCGCCGTGTAAGAGATGTTGCCGAATCCTCGGCTGACCGGTTTTCCGCCCAGACCGTAGTTGGGCTCGATTTTGCGTTTCTTGCTCCATTTGATACCCGAAACGCCTTCGAGTACGGTGGAGCCTTCCTCGATTCCCAAAGCCGTACTGGCTAAGGTAATCATCGACCAAGAGTATGCGACGTTGTTTATAATTGCCATGTTTACATCTATTTAGCGGTTAGTGATAAGCCTTCCTCGACATAGATTTTCACGGCCACGCCGACGGGTACGATGACGTAGCTGATGCGCAGCGTATCGTCCACCAGTACGTTCTGGTTAGGGTCGATGGTCACGGCATAGCCGCTGATTTCCTGCGCTGCCTGCATCTTGGCCAGTATGTCACCGATCAGGGTCTTGAAGGCCGTAATCTTCGAGGGTGCGAGAAAGCCCGTTGCAGGGTTCACCATCAGAGGGCTGTGCAGATACGGCAGCAAGGCTTCGCGCACGGCACGGCGGCTCTTGTTGATGGTACGGTTGCGGGCGATGGTGCGGTAGTCCCCGTTGGAGCAGGTCTGGTCTTTGGAGATGTAAATGCCGTTCTCCCGACCCGAATACTTGATGGGGAAAATGTATCCCTTGTCATCCAGCTCGTCCAGCAACACCAGCGAGAGGGATTCGTACAGGTTGGTCGAAACGAACTCGTCCTCGGCATCGAGCGTGAGGTCTCCGAACCCGAGCTCGATCTGCTGGAAGTCGTCGGCAAAGAGGTTGAACTGACGCACCCAGGCGATGGACTCGTGAACGCTCGCCTTGGCAAGGGCGCCCATGACAGCACCCAGAAAACCGACCGGCGTATGGTTCGGGTTGCGGTACTGAATCGTCGCGTTCTGGTCGTTTCGGGCTTGTCCGAAGATGACGCTGGTACGGGATGATTCGCAAATAGCCGACGGAATGCGGTTCAGGTCGATGACCTTCGCCTCTTCCGTGTCGCCGCCCGTGTTGGACGGGTTAGCGCACAGCACCACTGACAGGGGCTGGTTCAGCTCGGCCAGAGCCACCGCCTTGTCGTTGATGCCTTTGACGAGGTTCAGATTGTATTTCTCCTGCTCACCGTTGAGCTTCCACAGCGGCTGCTCGGTCCAGATGCCGACCTGCGAGATGAGCCCGTCTGCGGCACGCTGCATCACATCGAGAGCGTCCCAGTTCTCGGAGCAGTCCGCGAACATGACGTACAGTCGGCCCGGACCGTCGATGTTGCCGCTCATGCGGAAGAATTCTCGGATGTGATAAGCCGGAATGCCGAACAGGAAGTTTTCGTTCGTCTCTTCGTCAAGGTCGCACGCGACACGCTCCTTGATGCCGAAGTCCTGCACGGAGGATTTACGGCTGGTGATGCAGATGACATCGCCCAGTGCCACGTTCGCCTCGTTGCTTTTCCCGTAGCCGGCGGTAAAGAGGTCGGGCTGTCCCGATACGTCGAACAGCAGGCCCGTGATTTTCTCGTTGCTTGCGGATGCGGCATACGGCAGATTGCCGTCCACATCCTTGATGATTACATTGCCTAATGCCATATAGCCTGCGTGTTATGATTTATAATAGGGATTCTTGTAGAGGATGGCCTTGCCCCGGATGGTCGGAGCGGTCTGCGGCGTGTACATGCTGCCATCGGCATCGATGTAGAGTTCCTTGTAGTCGGGGAACTTGCCGAGGATGGCCAACGCGGCGGCAGGAATCTCGGCCGCCGCTTTCGGCGCCTGTTCTTTCTTCGGGGATTTCTCGGTCGCCGTATCTTTCTCTCCAGTCGTTGTCGTAGGTGCTGCGACTGTCGCATCGGGCTGGGCGGTATCTGTTTCAGGAATGGTCGTTTGAGTCTTTGCCATAGATATTGCGGTATGAAAAAGGGGGATGGAGTATGGTGTCCATCCCCCGCACGTTGATATTCGGTGATTCGGTAAAGGGTTATGCCGTTTTGGTGTAGGCCGTATGGACGACGATCTCGGCAGGCTTGACGATGTTCACGTCCATCTTCATGCGCATCTGGAAGAAGAAGAGCTCCGAGTTGGATTGCAGACGGTCCACCTTCAGAACCTCGGTGTCGTTGGCGTAATCTACGCCCATCCACAGGTTGGAGTCCATTCCCGACGTGAAGTTGCCCATGACGATGGTATGCTCCGGCACGCCCGTAATCGGGATGATACGCTTGCCCTTGAAGCGGTAACGGTTCACCTCGCTGTTCTCGGAGTATTTCACCATCTTGTCGGTGATATACTGGTCGTAGGCGTCCCACGCTTCCCAGCCCATGACGATGCTCAGGCCAGAGCGCTTGCGGATCTGCTTGGGGCATTTCCGCCACATCGAGTAGAGGGCCGCCTCGACCGCAGCACCGTCCTTGAGTTCGGTTGTACCGGAGACGATGCACTGGCCGCCTGCGATGGTCTGGGCATCGGTGGCGTTCACATTGTCGATGATACGCTTGATGACCCCGTCGAAGTATTTCTCCTTACCGGCTCCGATCTGCACGGCACCGGCGGGAGCCGTGATGCCTGCGGCGGCCGCACCGCCCTTGGCCGAAGTCCAGATGGCATTGCCGATGAACTCGTTTTTCTTGTCCATCAGAAGGCGCAGCATCGTGGCCTGCAACTTGGGGTCGAGCTCGCGGAAGACGAGGTTGCCCGTCGGCTGTGCGAATTTCCAGTACGCCTCGAAATCACGCGGATTGAATTCGAGATAAACCATGAACTCGGCGGGTTCGAGGTGACGTTCCGTGAACTGGTATTCGTTCTCGCCGTTCTCACCTTTGGCCCCGTGCGAACTCTGGGGCGTAGGCACATTGTCCTGAATGATGTCTCCCAGCCGGATGGCGGGAAGAGTGTACTTGTGCTGGATGCCGGACTTGATGTGGATCAGCCCCTCACGGAAGGTGTCGTTGCCCTGCGCCGTGTAGGTGAGCAGGTCTTCCAATACCTCTCCGGCATAGCCGTTCTGTAAGAAAGTTACTGTATCTGCCATTGTGTTAGTGATTTTCTGGGTTAGAATCTCGGCCGCGAACAGGGAGCATCGACTCAAAGCGGTAAACCACTTCCGGCAAATCAGTTTATGTGTATCGAGGTGGCGGGATGGTACGTCTCCCGCCGGACGGGGCTATTGCAGCTTCTTGAAGGCGAAGTCCTTGCCTACGACGGCTTCGACCTGTTCGGCCATTTTCTGACCGGCGCTCTTCAGGGCATCGGCGGCCGCTTTGGCGTTGTCGGGGTCGGTGGCGATCTGCTCGCTGATTTTCTCGCGGGCGGGAATCGAACCGATGGTGTCCTGCACCAACTGGAAGTTCGTGGCAGCCATCTCTTTCCAGCCGGGCACCGCGTCCGCCTCGATCTTGCCTTCGTCCACGGCTTTCTGCAAGAAGCTCTGGATGGCACCCGCTTTGGCTTCGGCCTCTTTCTGCTCATAGACCTGCAACCGGGCGGTTACGCTGTCGAGGTCTTTTTGGAGATTGCCGATGGTGGCGTCCTTGCCGGCAATCACGGTCTTGGCGTCGCTCAATGCCTTGTTCGCCTCGGCCAGCTTGGCTTCCACACCGGTCAGCTCCGAAATGCGGGAGAGCACGTCCTTGACCTCGTTCTTCTCTTGCATACCGAGTGAGGCGACCACCGCGCTGTATTCCGGGGATAATGTTTTCTCTTCGTTCATGGATCTGTGATTAAGTTTCGTATTAAGAATAGTGGTTTTCTCGTCCGACGGGTGATTTTCCTCTTCGGGTGGTGTGATACGGTTCATGACCGCCTGTATGGCCGCCGCGTCCGTGATACCCGACAGGTCGGCACGCACCTTGTCCCGAAGCTGCTTGTTGGTCTTGAGCACATGGCTTTCGGGGATGATACCTGCCTTCACGGCAGCCGCAGCATCGAAGAATGTCCCGTCCTGCCCGGCAGCCCCGTCCATGATGGCCCGGACCTTTTCACGACTCAACCCGAACCGCTTGCGGTAGATGGTCTCGATCTGCGTCGTGAAGGCTTTGACCAAATCGGATTGCTCCCCGTCGTTTTCGTCAGGCAAAAACGGGTTGTGAATCATCAGAATACCGTAATCCCGCATGAACGACTTGTCCCCGGCGGCCCAAATGACGGAGCCCATCGAGGCGGCCATGCCTTCGATGACGCATTCGGTAGGTACCGAGGCATTCTGGATGGCGGCATAGACCGTCATGCCGTGCAGTACCGAACCACCCTCCGAGTTGATGAGCACCCGGATAAGGGAGGGACGCACGATGTTCTCCAAAAAGTCGAATGCCTCGCTGAAACGTCCGGCACTCTCTTCTGTGATGCGGCCGAAGAAGCGGATGGAAGCCGGACGTCCGGCACCCGACTGACAGACGATATGTTCAAAAGTTTCCGTGTTCATCTTTTCCTTTGGGTAAGAATAGCTTCGCCCGCGTGAAATGGTTTATAATCCGCTTTCGGAGCCGTTCGGGACATCCTCGGCAGGCTTTTCCTCTTCGGGTTCTTTTTCATCCTCCTCCGGCAGGTCCGGCACATCGACCGACGGCTCGAATCCCGTAACCTTTTCGTAAACAGGTTCGGCATGATGCCCGTGCCCGGCCGTGTCGTGTTCCGGCGCATCCGCATGTTGCGTGAAGGGCGGCATGACCAGATAGCGCTCGACCCAGTTCCGGTACTTCCATGCTGACGATTCCCGGAACCAGACCTCGTAATCCACCCAGTACGCCTGCAACATGTTGGTCGTCATAGGCATGTCGAAGTAAAGGAGATTGCATCGCTCGGTGAGTGCCGGTTCATGGCTTTTGGCATCCTGAATGGCGACGTTCAACCTCTGGAAAACGATGAACGGGTCGCATTCCCGCTCCGGGTCGGTATGGTTGAGCGTATTGAGGATGAAGCGGATGCGCATGGTGGCGCGGCCCTCGCCGATACGTTGCTGCTGTACGAGGTAGCGCACGTTCACGAAGCGGATGAAGATGGCCGGGAAGGCGATTTCCATTTCCAGATTCTCGCTGCGCACGATACGGGAGAACTGTCCCGTGTCGATCATGATGGTCTTGAAAAACGGTGGACTTTGCGGCTCTTCCGGATGCTCCCGCAGTGTGAGGATGGCACGGCGGACAGCCTGATACATGTTCACGAACGGATTCTCCGACACCTGTTCGGGCACGGCAACCGTAGGTTGTTCCGCTCTCGGAGCGGAACCGTTTACGGGTGGATTATATGGCTTCTTGTCTCTAATCATGGGTTCGGAAAGGGAAATCCCCGGAACAGAATGGGGATAAACAGTTGGTTGACGGTATGGTTCAGTTTCGGGTTGATACCAATAAACTGCCGGTGTTCAGGCCGGCGGCTGCTATATTGGTTGACCGTGTAGAGTCCCAACGCCGGATCGGTATTATGGACGGCGGCGTAGCTCTTGGAAGCGCCGCGTTTGCCCGGCTGGTTGAAATTGCTCGCCTTGGTCCGGATGGCATAACGGGCTCCACGGCGGAAGATCTTCTTCCGCTCACCATAGCCGCGCTGGGTAATGTTGGTATGGTCCATACGGTCGGCTTCCCCGGAGATGGAGCGCGACAAGGTTCCGGTGTCGTTCATCACGGGATGGGTGAAGCGTCGGCCCCAGCGGGATTTGCGTTCCGGCCACGGCCTGCCGCTGCCGTAAAAGCCGCCTTCGGCGAAACTGGTGCGGAACCGACTTATGGAGTATTCGCCGGCCATTGTCACGAAGTCGTGGGTGTTGAACTCCATCTTATTAGGCAAATACCGGCCGTTGCCTTTCGGTGCCCACTGCTCGCAGAATTGTTCAAGGGTGATTCTCATGGCTTACGGGTTAGTGTCGGTTTGTTTCACGCCTCGGGGATGGCCGTAACGTTTGTAGTATTCCTCGTCTGACATGATGCCCCGGTCGGACGAGCTTCCGCCGACTGCTACACCGCCTCCGCCGCCCATGCCGGGTATCACGTTGAGCTGCTTGCCCACGACGATGCCGAACTCTTTCTCGATTTCATCCGCCGCCACCTCGTACTTGTCCGTGATGAGCGAGTAGAGCTTTATACGGTCCTCGTTGTTCATATCGATACGGTTGGAATACTTGAACTCCAGTCCGGCAGGGATATAACCCATCGCCACGAGCCGGGGGATGATCTGCTCGTTCATCACGTTCTCGATATAGCGGCGATACACCTCGATACGGTCGCGGAAGATGTCCTGATGCGCCTTGGTGGAGCCGACATACGACTGCATGCCTCCGGCCATCGATTCGGAGCCGAGAATAAGGTTCGAGACCTCCTTGTTGGCGAACTGGATCAGTCCGGTATATATCTTCTCGCTGTTGGACATGGTGAAGGTCTTGATGTCCACCTCGTCCTCCAATCCCGTTACGATAACCTTGTTCTGGGCGGCATTGGAGATGTCCTGCGCCAGACGCTTGCGGTCCATGTTGTTTTCGCTGACGGTCTTCCCGTGGATGATGGGCTGGCCGTAGGTATGGCTGAAATTGACGTAGTTGGCGACCGTGAACTTTTTAGCGAGAATCAGCGGCGTCGTGGCCGAGAAGAGTCCCAGGTCTCCCGTCTTGATGAGCACATAGCGTTTCCGGTAGGCGGCCGAGCGGATGTCCCAGTGTGGCATCCACAGTCCTTGCCGTTTGACGACAATGCCCTGTTCGGGCAGGACGTTGCGGCGTTCGATGCTGTTCACCTCTTTCAGCCGTCCCGTATCAGGATCGATATCGGGCATGATTTCTAACAGCGTATAACCGTAGAGCTTGGCCTCGATGACACCCCGGATAATTTTGTCGAACTGCGAGCCCTGTATCTTCTGGCTCTCTTTCACATCCTTGACGTATTTGCCTTTGTCGTTCAGACGGGCGAGCATATAGCGGTCTCCGAGTATCTGGCTTTCGAGTGTCTCGATGACGGCACGGATGTGCGCATCCTGTTGCAGGCACGCATCGTACAGGTCGATCAGACGCGCCCGGTCGTCGAGGATGGTTCCCAGCAGCATGTTCGAGCGCACCGAACGGTAGCGGTTGTGCCGTTCGATTTCCCGCACGTATTCCTGAATCGTTTTCTTCGACGTGTGGAATATGCTTTCGAGCAATTCGTGGTTAAATGTTCCTTCTTCCTGCATTTTTTCGGGTTTCAAAAAGAATAGTTCGAACCCGAAAAAATGGGTTATCCGACCCTCTCGGACCATACGAACAAATCGGCTCCAATATGTTCGGTTTACCATACAAAATAGGCGGACGGCTACTTACAGATTTTCGGCCCGTTTTTGTGTTTTAAAATCGCTTGTAAATACCTATAAATGAATTATTAACGATAAAATTTATCGGCAAATTTATAGTCAAAATCGAGCCGAAAAGTATATATTTGCCTGCAAAATTCAATATGTTGAGAAAATGAGAAGAATAGAAAATCATCAAGGGTTCAGACTTCGGTTCGGCGAGTTTCCGGATTTGCTGTTCACCGCCACTGATACCCGGACTTATTTTGACATGACACACTTCCTGCAATCCATGAAGCTGGACCCGGAAGAAAAGATTGCTGAATTTACCGCAGGATTCGCCTTGTGGATAGACCATCTGGGCAAGATGTACGGCATACCGCCGGACGAACGCTTCGCCGTCGATGCCGCTACGGGGCACTCTCTGGCGGAAGAATCTTTCGCCCTGCCGTTCCTCTGTTGTGCCGATCCCGTATTCGGGGTGTACCTGCTGGACAGCATGTCGCAGATGCTGCTGACCGGAATCGCGTGTTCCGACTCCTACATCCTCATGCAGGCGCAGCAGCGGTTTACCCATGAAGAACTGCTTTCCACTCCAAACACCGATAAGCTATGAAAACGAAAGGTCCATTTTTACCGTCGAAGCAGTTGCTGGTCTTCAACGGAGCGTATGTACTCATCGCCGTGGTGCGCTCGCTGCACAGCGCGGCAGATTTTTCAGGTATCAACCTCCAAAGCATATCGTTCTCCTGCACCGGGAAATATGTAGCCACCGGAGGCTTCTATTTCCGGCACGCGCACCCCGATGTGCAAATCGACCTGTCGGACCTCGACAACCTGACATTGCAGGAGTACGACCGCCTATGTGGTGTGGAGCGCCGTTATTTCACCGTGCGTGAGACCGCCCACAAGCGGCAGGCGTATGAGGAACGGCGCAAGGAGTTCCGGAAGTTCTGTAAACAACGTGATTTAGAAGAGAAAGAGAATGAAAAATAATACAAGATGAAAAGCAATGCGATACTATGTGAAGAGTACCCGGTCAGGGTGCTGTTCAACGATGACAAAACCTTGGCATGGGTAAACCTGCATGACCTCTGCAAAGTATTGGGGCGCGAGGAGATGCTGACTGACAAGGCGGCTATCCGCCAGTTACCCTCCAGTATTCAGATTCCGTTCCGCAAGAAAGGACGCGAGATGTGGGCCATCAGCCCTTACGACGTCTATAAGCTGATCCGGCCCATGCGGCGCGAAAACTCCATTGCGGCAAAGAAGTGCGCCGCAGTGGAGACGTGGCTGAATGAACTGCTCGAAGATGCGGCCATACAGTCTGCCAGAGCGACGCAACCCGCACAGCAGGAAGATGTGGTGTTCAGTTATCAGGACCATCCGATCTCTTTCCGTGCGGCCAACAACAAGATGATGATAAACGCCACACAGATGGCCCGCAGCTTCGGAGTGTTGCCGGCAGAGATACTGCGCAAGGCGGATTTCGTCCGTTACCGCCAGCACCTGGTCGAGAAGGGCATCTCGGAAAGCCTCGACAGCCAGATTTTCACCACGCGCGGCCGTAACAACGGGGCGACATGGATCGATGAAGAGCTGGCGATGGAGTTCGCCCGGCAGTTGTCGCCGGAGTTCTCGCAATGGTGCAACACGAAAATCAACGAACTGATGACACGGGGCTATGCCACATTGGAACCCCGACCCGAAAGCGGCATGAGCACTACCGAGAATCTGCCCGTGCCGCAAAGCCTTGACGAGGCGCAGCAGTTAATCGTCGCCCAGCGGCGGGAGATACACCTGCAACAGGAACGCATCGACGCCGATTCCTACAAGGTGGAGTTTTACGACAACCTGATTGAGGGGCGGGACTTCTATTCGACAACATGGCTCGCGCAGGAACTTGGCACGACACCCCGGCTGTTACACCAGTTCCTTGCCGAGAAAGGCATCTGCAAGTTCTCGAAAAACCAGTGGGTGGCGTTCATGCCATACCGAAGCTGGCAAATCGATATGCCGTATTACTGGAACAATCTGCGCACCGGCAAGTGCTATGCGGCAGGAACACGCAAGCGGTGGAGCAAGATCGGCCGTGACCAGATTCTCGAACTCTGGAACAGGGAACCGCCTAAACGTCCCGAGCTGCCGTCCGGACGCCGCAGGGTGGAAAACCCGTACAGCCATCTGACGGAAGGCGTGGATTATTTCACTCCCACGCAACTCGCCCGTGAAATCGGCATCTCGGCCAGCCGCATGAGTAAGTTTCTGGAAGATAGCGGCATTTGTCAGTTCGAGAAGAAGCAATGGGCAGTCCTGCCTGAATATCGGGAGTGGCAAATCGACGTGCCGTACTACTGGACGAATCCCAAAACTCAAAAACGATGGGCATTCGGCACCCGTAAGCGGTGGTCACTACTCGGCAGGGAGAAAATCATCGAATTGTGGAACAGAAGGAATGCCGGGCAACAACCGGAAGAAACAGTATGAGCAAGGAACTGACTGATAAGATTTCAAGGGCTACGGGCCGCTATCCCGTGAGCTGCGACTGTCCACGTTGCCGGAGACAATGCCTGACACCCTGTCTGGGCACGCCGGAGGACATCTGGCAACTGATAGAGGCCGGATATGAAGAACGGCTGCGAATTACATTCTGGGCTGTCGGTATGCTGATCGGAGCCATCCCGTTCCCGATACTGATGGTACAGGCCCTCCAGACGGAGCGCGGCTGCATATTTTGGAAAAACGGGCTGTGCGAACTACATGACCTGAATCTCAAACCGACGGAAGGACGCCTATCGTATCATATTCTCACGGAAGAGAATATCTATTTTGGCAAATCACTGGGTTGGAACGTGGCAAAAGAGTGGATTAACGTGGAAAACATACCGCTCATTACCCGAATCCTGCAACGTATGGCAAAATGAAAACCGTATGAAACACAAAGGAAAAAGCAACAGTTCATTCCGGCATCCGAAACAGGTGCTGCTGTTCGGCCACACACGCATACTAGTCGCCGTCTTCAAGTCGATGCAATCGTGCGCCGAAATCACCGGAACCTCCGTCAAGACGGTCAGCCGGGCCTGCAAAGGCGAATACGCACAGGCGGCGGGATTCTATTTCCGCAGGCTGCATCCGGACGTGGAGATTGAAATGGCAGACCTCGACACGCTCCCTCTGGAAGAGTATGACCGGCTCTGCGGCGAGGTGCGCCGCTATCTGCCCAAAGAGGTGGTAAAGGCTTTCAGGGAGAAGTTCGAGCAAACCTACGGGCATAGAAAAAGCCCCGATGGGGGCTGACCGACAACTATTTCTAACTCTATAAAACAGAAAAGTAAGATGCAGTAATATTATATATACTATACTACTATCTTACTTTTCTTTTTTTATCTACTAAAAGAAAAACATAGCGAACCCCTTTAGGGGTGAGCATTAAAGGGTATAAATAAACACTGGAGCGTAGCGGAAGTGCTTTATTTATACCCTCCACCTTGCTTCTTCTTTAGAAGAAGATAGAGAATACCGATACAGAAATTCCAAAGCGGGATTTACTTATCCAGCTACAAGGCGTGACGGATAGCGGATGATTGTAAAACGGCTATCCCTTTAACGGATAGCGGGACAGTTGTTCCTTCCGTTTCTCCTGTAGCTGTAAGGCAAGTTCTTTTATGCTCTCTTCATCGGTGGAATAATTACCGGCCTTGGCTCGCTTTATATCTCTTCGTCGTCCTTTATCCGTCGTCTTGCAGACCTTCCAGAACTCTTTCAGGTAGTAATACACGGTCTCTTCAGAACGGGGAACAGCACCGATACCCAGTTCGTTCAAAAGATACCTCCGGAGTTCCTCCATCGGTTCCCGATACCGGGAATAGTTCCCGTTATTGAAATACTTCGCACCTTTGGCCTTGCCTTGCTCGATAGTCCTGCACACCTCCCAGAACTCATCCAGGTAGTAGTAGCCTTTTCCCGCCGTAGCCAGATAATTGACCGGCTCGATCCGCTTGTAAAACCCGTTCCAAAGGACACCGGCCTTTTCCAGCTCTTTTGCCAGTTCCTCACGCTGTCCTACATTGATAGGCTCCAATTGGTAATCTTCTGTCGGTCCGACAACCTCCCGCAGCGAATACCGTACAGGTCCATCTTCCGGTTTCATGCAGTACATGACAATCCGCCCCTCGGCATCGATTTCCCGAAACACGCCGTAACCGATTTTCCGACCTAATACGCTGATCTGGTACTGGACATTCTCTTTGGGTATTTCGCGCGGTTTGATTCTGTTGCGCCACCGGTTCCAGACCAGCCCTTCCCTGTAAAGAGCCCGTTGCAGGCGGAGAACCGTCTCCTTGTCGGCGATTTCCAACGAGGTGTAGTCGAAACATCCGGAAGAGGCGTTTAGTTCATCGCCTCGGATCGAGACGTACAAGCACACGGATTGGTTTACACCCACCGTTTCGACAATCCCTGAAATCCCTTGCCCTACAAGGTTCACGACATCACCGCGCCGGGGCGTATCCGTCTCGAACCATTGCCGGAACTCTTCGTATGTTACGGGCAACCGTTTGTCGGGTGTCGCGTCGATAGAGACGACAAAGCGTCGCTGGGCACAAAACTGCGCTATGGCCAGTTCATGCGTCTCATTCTTCGGTCTGTAACATCGGAAGAAATCATGGATTGCCGACTTGCTTTTACTCATCCGGTATTTGCATCTATAAATTATATACAGGTTTACTTTAGGCAAAGATAAAGATTGTCCGGGAAATGCGGGCTTAAATTATCAATTTTCTTTTTAGGGAAACCTAATAAAAGTTTCGACAAAAAATTCGATAATTCATTAGCGCACAAATTCCTATGCAAGACTGTATATGCGACCGTCTGCTTTAATGCCCCATTTTGGAATGTTTTAGTAAACAGGATTCTCTGCATAACCATATCTGCCATAACATGAAATGACGATTGTCAAGAGAATCCGACAATGCAAAACTGGCGGGTAAATGGATTCTTGCAAAGTCTGTCTATGACCTGACGACTTCTCCCGCTGCAAATCCTGTTCTGTTTTGAACAAATAATCCCCCGAAAGCGTGCCAAACTTTGAACAAAAAAGTCAGAGCCAAAAACGGGACTTGAAAATCAGGCCGTAGGGCGCGTATCGAATCCGCACCGGGGGCAGTACTCACCCCGTTCTTTTCAAAAATTATTAGTGTGTTGTTATTCAGTATTTTAACACCTTCACTTTGTAGAAAAGTGAAACTAAAAGCCTATAAATAGACCTTTGTTTCTTTCGGATTGAAAGCAAAAAAAATTTCTCCCTTGTTTTTAGTCTGTTTTTAACTCGCAAATAATTGACTATCAATATATATAGTTTTTCTTTCAGTCTGTTTTTGAGCGTTGAACCCTATATTTTTTTTGAAAAAATTTTTTCTTTTCTGCAATAGGTTGATTTTCAATCAAATAGGAATAACCCTCGCGCGCGGGCGTCCACTCTCATTTTAGAGCCGTTTTGTCAGTCGGACGAAAAAAATTATTTGGAGGATTGAAAAATTTGTTTTAGAGTTGAATTGAACCCGAAAGGGAAACAGCCCCGACAAACAGACGGGGAAAACAGAAACAAAAAATATACAGACTTTCAAAAGCGACACAACCGCAACAAGTCTGTAAATAGTAAAAACAAAAAAAGTCAGTAAGTAAGAAACAGACAGCAAAAACCGCAACAGCGAGAAAACAAAAGCCTTTTTTGTGGGAAACCTATTTTTGAGGCTTGGAAAATCAAAAATTCGTCCGTGCGTTTTGGAACGCTTAAATAGGGTGTCAAACAACCACACCGAGCGGAACGGCAAACCAATGCCGCAAGTCGGAACGGTCGAAATACGTGTATTTTGTCCGCATACGCAAAGCCCGTGATTTTGGGAGGGCGAGAGTCGTATGGAAAAGGGAGGCGATAAAATAATGCCATAAGTCTGCCCTTGCGCAGCCGGAGATAAAAATCGCTATGCGGTAAAAACAATCCGCACGGAGCTTGAGAAAAGAGCATTGCCAATGTCATGCCCACAATCACCAGCCGCCAACCGCCCTAATGTTAGCTGCCCCGTTGGAAAAGACGGGGGACGTGCCAAAGAAGCACCCGTCGAAATTGGAGTATGTCGGGCTTGCCATGACAGCGGATAATCGTCTTTGCGTGTGAACGATGCAAATATAGGGCTTTTTTCCGAAATAGCGAGTATAGGGCACGTTTTAGTGAGGTGCAAATTGAGATGAAATCTGCACGCTATCGGGTGAAAGGTAGCGTGCGATTTTTGGGCACGCACAGGTCGTGCCGTTTTGCCATCCGCAGAACGTGCGGTTCGATTCCGCAGTGCCCTCAATATGCACTATCGCATAGAAACCAACTAAATTTTATCATTATGGCAATCAGTAAGTTAAATGCAGAACAGTTTGCAAACATGGCAGTTAATGCCGCAGGTGTGGTTTTCGAGTATGCCGGCAAAGACGGCAAAAACACGGCTATGCACTTTTTCGGTGCCGATTACGAAGCGACCGTGAAAACGCAGGACGAAATGTTCCGTGTACTGCGCAACGTGGTAACGACATTCTGGGAAGTGAAGACCAAAGAATCGCTGCTCCGTGAATCGAATGACGGTATCCGCTCGAAACTCCGTGCAGGAACTCCGCACCGGCTCATCATTCGCACCTCCGCAGGCATTACGGTCAAAGTCTTCGACCTCGATGCAAGCGTATGGGCGCGAATCGGGTTAATGCCGACCAAAAAGGACTTGGAACGCTCCGCCCGCGACCGCAAGAAGTACATCCACAATGCCACCAAAGCACTCATGGAGGCACTGAATTTCCGTGTGGAACTGCCCAAAGACATCGCCCAGACCGAAGAGGTGCAGACCGAACAGGTTGTCGCCGAAAGTGCGACGCCCGTAGCCGAAACGGTGGCGGAACAGCCTGCCCGCAGGCGTGGCAGAAAGCCGAGAAACGGAGCGGAACCCGTAGCTGTTGCAGCGTAACGGCATAACGAACCCTATACAATCGAAGCAAGACAGCGTGCAGAAAATGTGCGCTGTCCTTTTTGTTTCATACCATGTATAAACTCATTGCTTTCAACGAAGTGGCGGAAAATTTTTCTGCCCACTTTGCGCTCGGTATCTCCCCGTACTTCGACCGCTGCAAAAGCCATGAAACGGGGATGCTGCACTTCATCACGCACAAATTTGTGCGGTACTTATGCCAGAATTGCGGATATGAACGCACCGAATCGTTAGAGAATTTCGTGTGCCGGAGATACAACCCGCAGGCTTGGAAATTCCTCAAAAAACTAATGTAACAAACCTGAGTGTATGATTGAAATATTCAGCGAAGACCGCACTCGTAATTACGGGCGTTATGCCCATTTCAAGGCGGCCAAAGACACGCTCGACAGGCTGCGGGTAAAAGGCGAAATTGCCGGCGAACCGCCTGCCGTACTGGTCATGTGCTACAAAGGCACGGAGTTGCAACGCATCTATACGGCAACGTTCAACGGCCGTTGGCGTGTGCCTAAAGAAGCGAAAACACCCGATGCTGGAGAAAAATTGCGGGCAAAAGGAGTACCGCAAAAACAATCTAAAAAGCCTCGGCGCATCCGTGCGAAAGAAGCGCAAAGGCGTGCTGACAAGTGTTTCCATGCCGGTCAGCCCGATTGGCTCGTAAAGCCGCTGCCGATATTCATGTGAGTTCGGCAATCCAATCATGCACTAAAATCAAATGACAATGATAGAATTATATAATAATGCCGGAACCGAGAGTTACGGCAGTTTCGACAAATTGAAAAGTGCCGGAGGTGTGCTTGCAACTCTGGCTTCAAGAGGTGTGAAAAGCGTTACGGTAAGCAGTTTTCGCGGGCGAAGACTCGTGCGGGTATATCGTGTGCTCACGGGCGAGAGTTGCCGTATCATCAAAATGCCGATACTGCCACCGTCGCCGACACCGGCGGCATAGCATAGTGTGAAATATATCGGTGCAGGCACGGGCGGAGAACTCGTGCCTTTTTTATGCCCGATTGTAGTCAAACCGTAATAATCAAAGCCATGAAGAAGATAATCGCCTTTGCCCGCAAACGGCAGGATGCCATTCTGAACACGGTATTTGTCGCAGGCTTGCTCTTGCTCGTCTGGGTCGGAATCCGTGTGCTGACGGCTCCGTGTGCTCCTTGTTTCGGATTCTGAAACTATGAACAGCCCCCGAAAGGCAGTGTAGCCTGAACGTGTGCCGAAAATATGCCCGAATAGTAACAGGGAGAGAGTGTTCCATTCAACATTGCACTTGCCGCATCAATCGGTGAGTGCAGTTTTTTTACCCATCTCTAAAGCCTAAATATATGTTATTCTACAAATTCCGCAATTTCGAGGAGTTCAACGAACTTTTCGGAATACAGCATCACGGCAATGGGGAGAAAAGCCGTAAAAATAAAATTCTGCTCTCCTATATCAAAGACCGCAAGTTGCTCCATGACGCCATCACGTCCGGCGACTTTCATCTGCTCCATATTTCGAGTATGGCAGAGTTGAAGCAAACCATGATTGCCGAAATCCTACGTTCCGGCATCCGTGACGATAATCTGCCGTACAAGGTCGAGATTCTGAAAAACATCTATCGGAGTGCCAATTACTACACGGATGACTACAAAGGTGTCTGCGAGGACGGAGACTATCGTGCCATCCGCTATGTCAATGCCGAAAACGGGCGTGTGTTCAAGATGAAAATCGGCAAGCTCTACCGCAAGCTCATTCTCGAAACGGCATTTGGCAGGACATTGCCGGAGCAGGTAATAACGTATCTGTGCGAGGAAATCGCTCAAGAGTGGCAGACATTTACAATGGGATGCCTGCCGCAAAACCGCCTGCACGTTAATTCTGACTTCCAAAGGATATATGATTCGGATGAATGTGTCGGCGACTTCCATAGTTGCATGGTCGATAAGGGATTCCATACGTTCTATGAAAATGCAGTGAATGCCAGTGCCGCCTATCTTGAAAACGAGGACGGAAAAATCATTGCTCGTTGTATCATCTATAACGAAGTCCGTGACCAGCATGATAAAGTCTGGCGTCTGGCCGAACGTCAATATTCTACGGAGTGCAATGATATTCTCAAACGGGCATTGGTAGATGCCCTTATTCGTGACGGTCATATAGACGGGTACAAAAAAATCGGTGCAGGCTGTGGCGATTCACAGGCTTTTGTGGACAATGAAGGCAATTCGCTCAGTCATCTTAAACTCTCCATTGCCTGCGATTTGGACTATGGAGATACGCTCTCGTATCAGGATAGCTTCAAAAACTATGATGAATACGAAAGAATTGCCACCAACTTCGGTGAGGGCGACATTGAACTGGATACCACGAATGGGGAAATCGAGGATGATGAGAGGGAATATGACAATTACCATGACCGTTGTTGCAACGAGGTAAGAACCGTCTATTGGCATGGACGTGAATATACTTGCGATGTGGAAGATTTGGAAGACTTCCGATTTGTGGAAAGCGACGGCGAATATCATCACGAGGATGATGTGTACTGTTGTGAATATTGTGGAGATTACGAGCTGGCGGACAACTGCTATTATTCGGAGCTTACCGAAGAATCCTACTGCTGTGAGGACTGCATGAGTAATGCAGAGCAGAAATACAAAGAGAGCAATTGGTACTATTCCGATTACGACGGGGAGTATTACGAGGATGACGACGATGTTGTCAAATACATGTGCTGGCGGTCTGCCCTGAATCGCTATGAGCAGCGTACAATCAGCACCGAATCACTCGAAGAACTGGTGGGTGACGGCGATTGTCATGTTTTTGAAGGTACGGCCTACGATGAAATCGATGAAAATACAGGGTTGCCTTACGGTATGCGCCTCGTTGCGGCGACAATGCCCGAAGCAGCTTAATCAATTATTTATAATTCAACAAGAAAATGAAATTACTGAAACGACTTTACGAAATACATTCCCCAAGCAGGAACGAGAACCGGATACGGACATTTATCAAACAGTACGTATCTAAAAACATTCCCGATGCAGTCATTGAACAAGATGCCATCGGGAATTTATATATTACCCGTGGCATCGTAGAAAACTATCCCTGCATCGTGGCCCATCTTGACCAAGTACAAAAGATACACAGCAGGGATTTCCGTGCGATTGAAACACGCGACATCATTTTCGGATACTCGCCCTCGAAACGTCAGTGGGAAGGATTAGGTGCCGACGACAAGAATGGGATTTGGATTGCCCTACAATGCCTTGCGAGATATGACGTCATAAAAATCGCATTTTTCGTGGGCGAAGAGATTGGATGCGTGGGAAGCAATGCGGCAAACATGACATTCTTTGAGAATTGTCGTTTTGTAATACAGCCCGACCGCCGTGGATATAACGATATTATCACACAAATATCATGGGAAAAGATTTGCAGTGAGGAGTTCTTGCATGACGTAGAGCCAGAGCGGTTTGGTTACCGTCCACAAGCAGGGATGATGACGGATGTGGAAGCCCTGCGGGGAAATGGTCTTTCGGTCAGTTGCATCAACCTCAGTTGCGGATACTATGAACCTCATACGGACAATGAGTTTACAGTCAAAGAAGATTTGATGAATTGCCTGTATTTCGTGCGGCACATCATCGAAACCTGCACGAAGGTATATGCCTATGAATCGACTGAGGGTTATCATGGGCACAGTCCTTATTGGGATACCGATGATTACAATGGGACGGAAGATATGATGTTCGACATCATGATGGCCAACCCCGATTATACACCGGAAGACGCTTGGGAAGTCTATTGCATGAATTTTCCGGAACTGACAGAAACCGAATTCTTGGAAATGTACGAGGAGCGTATGTTGGCTTACGGCATTGAAATGCCCAAAGTATCAGCATCATCCGAACGGAAAGGTTCTGACAAATCCTCCGTGAAAAAGAAAAGCAAACGGGGGAAACGCAAGATAGGATTCTTCGCAAAATCTGAAAAAAGAACATGCGACTAAAAACCGGGCATCAGAAACGGGGCTAATCTTATATGGATACCGCTTTATGCCGAAATTATTCACGGAATAAAATAAAACATCATGAAAGAGATAAAAATACGATTTCACCATGACGACAAGGGCTACTGTCGGGAATATTGGGAAGTCTTTTCCGACGACAGCAACAAACCGACTCGCTTCTTGATACGGGACACGTCCGGTCCGGGCGGAACATGGTATATTGCCAGCGAGGAGTTTTACGAACCGGGGAGCAGCCTTGATGAAGATATTACACTCATTGTGTGCAATCATGCGTGGGAAGAACACATGCGTATCGCCAATGACCGCAATCGGTTCCCCGTTGAATTTCCGACCGTGGAAACCGCTTGTCGTGAAGCATGGCGCAAGTTTTCCGGCAAACCGGCTCGCTGCCTTGATACTCCTGACTTTTGGAGTTGGATTGGCCAATATGCCCCTAAGGACTTGCCGGTATGGGAACGGCATAATTGGCAGAATAATTCCCGCGAGGTTGTGAAGCGGGAAACTCTTGCAAGTTTCGATTTCTGCGGGGACACGCTATCCATAATTCGTGTTACGGAACGCCACACCGAATGCAACCTTACGTGGTATAAATACTTCGCAGGCAGCACGGCCGAGGATAAGTACGACAATATCGCTCTGTTCTATGGCTATGAGGTAGAAGTAGCCCATAAGATCCACGAAGTACAAGGCACTATAATCAGCCGCGCCCTGCTCGAAGAGTACGGGTATAACGGTAATCTGCCTACCGATGAGCAAATTCAGGCAATAGCCGATGAATTGCTTGAATACTGGGCCGTAAGCGGAGGCTTTAAGGATGCGCTTGGTAGCACTATGTCGAATATGTTCGGGATCGAAGTCAACGAATAAGTCTATGGAGTTTCAGAAACTTACTACTCACCAGCGCGGAGTAATCCAGCGCGGAATATGCGGCGGTGCGGCGCTGAAAGACAAATTACCGCTTATCTCAGAAAACAACACTGTCATAACCTGTGCCCATGAACTAAATGTCTGGGACATCTGCTGCATCAGTTCCGATGCCGAGGCTTTCGGTCTAAAAGCGAAATTCGGTTATGACGGTCAAACCATAATCACTTTTACACATAAGAAATAAATGGCAGAAATCATAAAAACAAACGGGATGCGCCAATCGGTGCAACCTGCCAATGGGTCCGACTTTACGCTGGAAGAAATGCAGGCAATAGTCGGCGGAGACATCGAACTTGTATTTCTGAACGAAACGGAAATCATGGTCGTGAACGAAGAGGGGAAAATAAACGACCTCGCATACAATCCTGCGGCAACCCGCATTTTCAAAGAAAACCACCCGAGTGTATCGGACTACATTGTCGGGGATGTGCTCGTGTGTGATAACAAACAAATCAAATAACTATGTCAGGTGCAGATAAAAAATACAGATGTGAATGCTGCGGAGAACCTATTACCCGTGAGGAATACATCAGTCAGGGATTATTTAATGCGTTTTGCAAAACCTGCAAAAAATTAAGCCCGAAAAAACGCAACGAGAGAGCATATCGGCTGTGGCAGTCCGAACATAAAGACAAAAATTAACTTTCTAACAATATGATTAACTTGTAAATGGCAGATAAGATATTGCAAATGTTTTTTAACATCGAACGATGGACGAAAGCAATCGAGAAAGGTGTGGGCAAAGACATCCGGAAAGACCAGCTCATCCGGCTGGCCGATGAACACACGCGCCTGCAAATTGCCAATGCCATGCGGAAAGGAAACTTTGAAATCTCACCTCCGCATACGGCGCAGATACCCAAAGACAACGGCGAGTTCCGCACGGTGTACGTGAACGAGCCGATGGACCGTGTGATACTCAGTATCGCCAACGACCTTTTGTTCGACCTGATGCCTGAAATGCTCCACGAAACCTGCAAGTCCTACCAGACAGGAATAGGCTGCGGCCGAGTGGTTATCGAGGTCAGCCATCAGATCGTGAACGCCGCAAAGAACGGAGTTCTGGGCTGGAAATCCGACCTTTCCAAATATTTCGACAGCGTGCCGATTCAATTCGTCGATGAGGCATTCGATAAGGTTGAGGCCAAACACGGTCATTCCGTTTTAATCGACGTACTGCGGAAATATTATCATTCGGACCTGTATTTCGATGAGGAAAACAGGCTCCGAAGTCAATACCAGTCCCTCAAGCAGGGCTGCGCCGTGGCGAGCTGGCTGGCCGATGTACTCCTGTATGGCCTCGACGAGGAATTGTCGGAACTGAACGGCTACTATGTCCGCTATTCGGACGACATGCTCTTTGTCGGTGCCGACTATGAAAAAGCAATGGAACTGCTCCAAAAGCGACTTGCCGAGAAGTCCATGAAACTCAATCCGAAAAAGGTGGAGTACCTGACAGCGGACAACTGGTTCAAATTTCTCGGGTATAGCATCAAAGGCAAGATGATTTCGCTCTCGTCCAGCCGTATCAAAACCTTCCAGAAAGAGATTGAACAGCGAACGATTCGTTGTCGGGATACGACGCTGACGAAAGCCGTCCATGCCGTGAACCGTTACCTGTACAAGGGCAACGGCGAGTTCAGTTGGGCGACACAGATTCTTCCTGTATGCAATGTGCGGAAAGACCTTGACGAACTGAATATGTTTGTCATGGATTGTCTGCGGGCAGTTGCAACCGGCAAACGCAAGATCGGAGGTCTGGGATATGTCAGAAACAAGTCTGACGGATGTATCGTCCGGGGACGGGGACGTAATGTGAAAGCGAACCGCTCCAAAACCGGAGGCAACATCCCCGGCTATCTGACGATTGGTTGCATGAGGAATGCACTGCTGACAAGTCGGGCTGTGTACAACACGCTGGTAGCATCATTATAGGATACACCGAGCACACGGTAAATGGATGAAGAGGCAAAATTCAATGTTACAGGATGGCAGACCAGAACGCATAGATCTTCGCCGGTCTAACAACCGGCGAGGATCGGTGAGTTCTGGTTTCTCCTGTAATATATCGAAGTCATAAAGAAATGTGTCGCCTGCCTGACATCCGATGGGCTGAAACACATCAGCAGAAGTTCGAGGAATGAGTTTGAGATTCCCGCGTGTGTAGCCCAGCTCTATCGAGAGTCTTGAAGGTGATCGGACCATCACCTTCAGACTCCTCAAGAGCTGGGCTCTCGCGGGCGACATCAAGCAAGTAAAGATATGTGTCGTCATTATGAGAACTTCTTCTTTAGCACGAAAGCACAGTGATTCAAGGAATATGATTCAATATGCCGAGTTTCGATACAGCCCGTCCGGCGCCGTCGTATCCCTAACGTCATACGACGGCGACCATCCGGCTTCCGAAACTGGCGTACATCAAAGCAATAAAGCAATGTGCCGATATTCTGAGAATCATGAGAAGCTGAGTACACAGCTACAAAAGTCAAGGTCGGAATTTCAGCTATGCAGCTCTTGAACTTGCGGCCACATACCTCCTCATCTCCGAGCGGAGATGAGGACATATCAGGCCAGCAGAACAGAGCAGCGCACATCAGGAAAGTAAAGGAATGTACCGTCCGAATGAGATTTTTTTTCAGCACGGAAAACTGCGGTTCAGGGGACAAGAATCAGCGTGCCGCAAGCAATGAAGTCCCGGCAATGACGTCGTTATTCACTATCAGGAACACGACGTCGCTGCCCGGACTTCAAATCGCGGCGCACATCGACCTATTAGAGCAACGTGCCACAATCCTAAGAACCGCAAAAACTTAGCACGAAATGAAAAGTCAAGGTCAGGAGTTTAATGGTGCAGCTAATAACATCAAGGACCGTAGTCCAAGGCATCTGATTAGATGCCTGTGGACAAGGTCCGTAGCTGAATAGCTGCTCATATCGAACTGATAAAGCAATGTGCCGGCCTGATTGAGACTTACGGGCAACGCAGCCTGATTTTGCACGAGGAATCGAATTTAGCATACAGTATTCTACCTGGATCCTGACCAGGCGATTACCTGGTTCTGGATCCAGGACCTACTGTATTCATCAGAGCTATAAAGCCATGCGTCAGCGATTCGAGTGCATAAAAGGACAAACAATTTAACCAGATAAAAAATGAACGTAAAAGACATTGAAATCGGAAACTGGTATCATATCTCGGGAGATATAGATAACGGGACCAAGGACGGGAAGCCTTACACCTCCCATGACGAAGTTACACGGAGAATCAAGCGGGTAACGGACACCCACATCATTTGTGAGTGCGACAGGAAATTCCTGATTAACGCCAACCTGAAGCTGAGCATTCCCGCCTTCAGGAGAACGGACATGGCCAATTCGTAGGAGCTATGGACAATATCTATCAAGAAACAGTCCGTGCCGTAGAAAACGGGGCGCGTTTCAAGGTTGACTTCCAAACGCGAAGCCTCAAAGTAAACGGCAAGTACGTCATTCGGGACGGCTCGTATGAAGGCGTTCTCGGAGTGTCGCATTGCAGTGAAGAGGAGTTCTTCTCGAAAGTGGAAGAGCTGTACCGTCGGTACAAGCACTCGATTCCGTCGGAACGCAGCGAGAGTACATCGCGCCGCTATTTCATGGCATTGCCGGAAAGAGAACTAAGTGATGATGACATGCTCTATGGAGAGCGGCGCGACAAATCACAAATCGAGCTGGAACTATTCATCCTCTGCCAACTGCTCGGCGGCTTCAAATGGAATCCCGAGAAGTTCGGCCGGTGGTTCTGGCAGAGCCAAGAAGACAAGGAACTGGTAATACTCAGACAATGGGTAGAGCCGAATAATAATCAATCAACTATTTTATCATGAGGAAAAAACAAGAGACGAATGTTACGTGCCCGACATGTGGGACGGAACTTGCCATCGCAGGCAAAAAAGTTACCATCGCAGAAAACCCTGCGGCATCAATCAAACAAGCACAGCTGCCCAAAACGGCACACGAACGTATTGAAGCACTCCGCAGTGTCGGCGTGGACGTGAGCTGCCTGTTTGCCATGCAGGGAGCCAACGGCGGCGATTATGTCGCCTCGAACAAGAACGGCAAGCTGTCGATTCTGGACGACAACGACCCGATTTTCGATTACATCCTCGAAAAGGGAACCGTACCCAACCGCCGTCTGTTCCGCCGCTTCGTCATGGCGCAGATGTTCCACATGCTCTCCTACAAGGACTACGGTGCTTGGAGTCCGGTCGGCGTGACCGAGATGATCCACCGTTTTGGTTTTGAATACCAGTGGAAAATGCTGCTCGACGAACTGCGTGCACAGATGAAGATGGAGCGCAACGACCCCGAGAACTTTGCGGACAGGAACCGCTGGTTCAACGTCAAGGTCGCTACGGCTCTGGCGGAAGATTACATCGAACAACTGAAAACGCATGTCGATGGCCTGCCGGTCAAGAAATGCAAGGGCATTCCTTACAAGCGTCTCGGCGGCCACAACATTTTCGTGCAGGACCTGCACTCCAAACTCTACAGCCCGCTGCGTCTTGCAGCGTACCATATCGGAGCGGCTAAAAATGCCACCCAGCTCTACAATGCCGTGAAGAAGTTCAACGACAAGCGGTTCAAGATGAAGCACGCCACACCTCAAAGCAAGGCGTGGATAGATGCCTACAAGGGCACCGGCGCATTCTACACGATGCAAAACCTCATCCGCTTTCACAACTGTACGGCCATCGACGACAACGGGCGACGGCTGGACAAATACCAGTCGCTCGCATTCCTCTCGGCCAAGGCCGAAGAGTATAAGAACGGCAATGGTTGGCGCCTGCTTGCCGCACTGAAAAAGATGCTCGACGACAACGGTATTGACATCAAAAAGAAGATGGCCCAGTGGCGTAGGAAGTAAGCCGTCATCGTCTGGCAGGCTTGATGTGATGGACCGAAAACTTTCAGTTCGTCTTCCTTGACAGGATCCTGAGGCGCTGGCTACACGCCGTGCCTCAGGATCCTTCCGGAAGACCATACATCGAACAGATAAAGCCATGCCCCATATCGGTAATCGCATCATTTTTTTCATACAATCAAAAAACAATCGAAATGGAAGAAAAAGAGATATCAGAAGTGCTGCTCGATATAGCAGATGACCTCAAACGCAAAGGCGATCAGCCGTGTGACCTTACCAACGACTGCGGTGAACCGACCGTGTTCGATGCCCGGAGCGAACTCTATATCCAATACATCACACTCGATAAGGGTGGTAATCCCTGCGCATTGATCCCGCTGGGATATTTGGAGGACGAGACGATCCGCGAAATTGCAAAGATGGTACACCAATGAACCGTTTGTTCAATCCTGCCACCGAATGCACCGATCCCGACCAACTGCAATTCTGCTTGAAAATATCGGATACGGTATTCTGGTATTGCGAGCCGAATACCTGCCACCGTGATTTGCTACCGTGTGCTGAAACGGAATCCAATCGGATTTATCAGCGGTATCTCGGATACCCGACAGAGTTTCTGCATGATGCGCACAATGTGCCCGAGGTCCGAAAATTCGCAACGGACAATATGCTTTGGCGGGAAGGCGAAATCGACGTGACGGATTTCAGCCGGTCGGAGCAAGAAGAATTACTGAAAGATTACGGTTACAAGTGGGATGATTTCTCCGCAGACATCGACCGTAACCAGATCATTTGTGAGAACCATTTCGAGCAATACCTGCTCGACTATCGAAACGACATTTGAATGAACAATCAAAATCATTATACGAAAACTAAAATAGTTCAGAATCATGCACGAAGCAGAGCAATATTTACGCAATCCGGAAACCCCGGATTCTTTGTATGTTCAGTATAAAGGACGCAGACGACGTTTGTTCTACAACCGAGACAACAGTATTTTCGGTATCATCGGTATCGGAAAACGAAGGCGTGGTTTCGGATTCAGCGATTGGGACGGAATCGAAAAGATTTTCAACCCGGCTCCACCTAAAGAGCCGTCAGAAATCAACCGCCACCTGATTCGCAAATTTCAACGGGAAGCTACCAAGGCGGGATTTACAAGTCCCTTTATCCGCAAAATCCAGAATGCCGATTACAACAAAAGCCTTTATGAAAACGGAATTACCACCGGAACACGTATCGACGGGCAAATCATTACACTTGAAGCTGTACGGAAATGGTGCGGTGAAGGAACTTACCGGTGTTTCTGCGAAGCCGTCAGAAATCGCACGTCATATCATTCGGGACGGTTCAACTTTCGCGGCTATGACGGATCACTTTGGGTGGAAATCTACGACAAAGACGATGGATACCACAAGAACGGAGACCTGAATGCCGGCTTCTCAAAAGAGTTCAGGAATTGCGGAAACGGTTATTACTATCTATTAGTAAACGAGCAAACCTTCATTGGATGTGATATAGATTGACAATTATAAATAGTAGCATTATGGACACCAATCATACAAAAACCTGTACCGACGGATTCGTGTGGCTTCTTATTACTCCTGAACAAGCCCGTAAACTTTGGGAAATTGATGTCTTCACACTATATCGCCTTTATGACGATGACTCAGAAGCCGAAATCGAATCCGATAAAGATTTGGAAGAAACCATAGAACGTGGATACCAAATCGGTATTGAGGTTGGATTCATCGCCCAATTATCCGACGCAACAAAATGATGGCGATGAAGCAGAAAACAATCCGAAAACTCAAAAAAGGAGAACTTTTCCGTCTCTCAGACCGCGAAACTGCTCCAGTCTGGGTGCGTGGAGAATATATACCTGAAGCGAGAAAATACAGCACCTACCGATATGATGACACCAATCATGAGAAATTATTCTCCGGCGACAAAAAGGTATATGCTGAGTTTATATTCTGATACAAAGTAAATTAACTAATAATATACACAATATGAGCACACGTTTACACACAGGGAAAGTCTATCAGATAGAGTACATCCCTTGCGGTCAAGGGATGTTCGGAAGTGACGGACAAAAAGCCCTATATAACATCCTGTCGATGTTCGATATCAACAACACGGCATCGGATGAATTTGCGGAAGACTACGAAGTTTCCCGCGAAGAATTGAAACGTCTTCGGACAATTATCACGGAAGATGGAACTGAGTATCAGAATTGTGAAGAAGGTTTCAAGGAGGCTTTGGACAATGCATAAATGACTAAAGCGAATTTTATCGATGTCCTCGACCACTTGATTGACAAGAGCGATCAACGTAACCCATTCGTCCTTATTTCATGGATGCACGCATAAAATTAGGAGGGGAAATATGAAACGTACAAATGAAAACATCGTCTCCAGCTTCTTCTACTACATGTGGAACCGCTGGAGCAAAGCCGAATGCGAAACCGTATTTGGAAACATGGCCGGCCATTTCTGGGCAAAATGGTGCGGTCTGAGCAGCGCCACGTTGTCGGGTGCGGCCGAACGCTTCTATGCCGAACTGGGCAACAACGCCCGCGACAAAATCGTGGAACGGGCGTGCGAACTCTATGACGGGCAGAGGTTCGTTACCGAAAGGAAGGAGGAAGATGAAAGCCAAATCAACGTATGCGAATGTTGCGGTTCCCGTGACATTCAGATACGGGCATGGGTCGATGGTAACACGAATGAACACATTTCGGACATTGATGATTCCAGCGACGATTTTTGGTGCGATTCGTGTGAAGAGGCTCACTATTTCGTCTCATTGAAAAAGTATAAAGAGCGAATGTACCAGTGGTGGAAACACCTTGATCTGGAAGAAAACAAACGGCTGTCCGGCGATGCCGGGGACCTCGACGCCTGGTGGAACTCCTTGTCTTTCGACCAGCAGCGAGAGATGTACAAGAAAAACTATTGGGACGAAGAGTAAGAAGAACCAAAATGATGAAAGAATTGCATACTCTCGACCACTCTGTCGCCATTACCGATGACGAAGAGGAAATCGTTGAGGTTTGGACGACACCCCAAACCAATCCGAAGACTTTCCGAAAAAAGGGTAAAAAGCCTGATGATTTCCGGTCTTTCGCAATCGGAAGCCGAACACATCGCCGCCGCCGAACCGATGAAACTGGAACTCTTCTATGATGTGCAGCTTGGCAGCTTTGCCATTGACGCAGAAGCTGTCGGCAACACACCGTTATATCACCCTTATACGGGCAATGAAATACCCGACGACACGACATAGTAAACACAATTTATTCACCCGAGGCGGAGAGCGAAAGTTCTCCGCCTTTTTAATTTTTCAGACATGAAATACAAGAAAGCAACTCTCAAAAAACGGCTGGAGCGTCTTGAAGAAAGTCGCAGCAAAGAAAACGCCCGACTTACACGGGTCGCCAACAACATCGGTTGGGGTGCCGGAATGCGCCGCACCAAATGTACCCCCTCGTTCGCAAAACTGAACAGCATCGACGAGAAAATCCGCAATGTAAAACGCCTCCTGACAGAATGTGAAGATTAAGATTATGGCAAAAGGATACAACGCCCCGGCAGAAGTCCGGGAACTGGAGAAACAAATCAACGACTTCACGTATCGGAACGGACTGGACGTGAGAACCGTCTTTCAGGACCTGCTGCGCTACATCGTACACGGGTTCTCGCTCCCCGACACGCCTCCGCTCACTGACTGGAGGTACAATAAAGAGCAGACCAAAGTATTCTACGACATGTTCGCCACATGGATACAAATCATGTCGCAGCAGATCGAACGGCACGGCTGGTACGATGCTTTCGGCGATCTGTTCATGGCACTGACCTCCCAAAGCGGTCAGCAACAGAAAGGCCAGTTCTTCACACCCATGCACATCACCGACCTTATGTCGAAGATAACTATGGGCAAGCAAGAATCGCCGTCCAAAATCATTTCTGTGTGCGACCCTACGGCAGGCAGTGGCCGGACGCTGTTGGCGGCCAAGGCCGACCGACCGCAAAGCTATCTGGTTGCCTGGGACATCGACTACACCTGCTGCCTGATGTGCGTATGCAACTTTTTGATAAATGGCTGTGTGGGCGAAGTGGTCTGCATCGACTCACTCCGGATGAATAACTTCCGGGGAGCATGGATCGTCAATGAAGCCCTATGTAGAACGGGACTTCCCACGGTCCGCAAACTCGACGAAAAAAAGTACAACCTATTCAAGCAGGCCGACATTCCGCCTTACGTCTTCTTCATCAACCAGAAAGACTACGACGACTATTTCCGGATGCGGGAAACGTGGGCGAAAGTCATGTCCCTTTTTCAGGAACCCCCGACCACCAAAACAGGCACATGATGCCGTATCATAAACGTAAATCCTATCTGCCTATGTCAGTCAAAGGTCAAATTACCACCGCCGAGCCGCTGGAATTCAAGGATTTCATCCGCCTGCTTTCCAGCCTTCACGAAGACGGCAACTACCTCTGGGAACTCTACTGCTGCATCTCTTTCTGTACCGCCTGCCGTGTGTCAGATGTTCTTTCCATGACATGGAAAGACGTACTCGAAAGAGATGCACTCTACAAAATCGAACAGAAAACCGGCAAGACGCGCCAGATTCCGTTCAACGAAAACGTACAGCGGCGAATCACGTCGCTATATAAACTGCTCTGCTCACCGGATAAACGGTTGCCGGTCATCTGCAACCCTAAAACGAAGAAACCCTATACTTCACAGTACATCAACGACACCCTGAAATATCTGCGGGTGAAATATCGGCTGCCGATCAAACGATTCTCCAGCCACACTTTCCGCAAGACTTTCGGCCGTTACGTTTACGAATCGATGGGGCGCACAACCGAGGCCCTGATCCTGCTGTCGATGATTCTCAAACACTCGTCGCCACAGGTGACAATGGTCTATCTGGGAATCCGACAGGAAGAGATTGCCGGAGTTTACGGAACAATCCAACTCAATTATTGATACATCATTCGCCATAATGATAACCGGAGCTGTCCTGACGTGAGTCCCGGCAGCTCCACCTTTTTTGAAAAATCAAGAGACGGGTAACGCCGGTCTCTTTAACATATCAACTAATCTTTATAAAACCTCTTCTTT